TATTTCTCTCAACTTGTTGTTGATTTTTAATATATAATTCTATAAAACTCTTAAGATCAGAAGGTGATTCTTTCAAGTATTCATTAGTATTCAAGAATGTAGTATTAGCTTTATTTAAGTAAGCTACAGCAATTCCATCTATTAGTTGTTGAGATTGTGTTTTATTAGCTTTAGGTACAATCTTATATCTACTAATAACCTTTCTATCAGATGTAGAAATACTTTTAAATTCACCAGAAGTTATTCTTTCAAATAGTACTTTAAAATCATCTTTATCTACTAGACCAAATAAGCTTTTAACTAAATTCTTAAATCTAGTAAAGAAATCAGATAGAATAGAAGGTTTAATATCTCTATTCATATACTCTTGGAACATATCTGCTAACTTTTCTTCTAAAGCAATAGATATAATTCTTTCTTTAGTTAATTTAGCAAATTGTTCTGGAGATATATTATTTCTATAATTCTCTAATACAGTATTATATTCTAATGGAGTTAATCCTAATTTTTCATAAGCTATTCTTAAAACCCTTTCTTGTTCAGTCTTAGGAAGTATAGAAAATATAGCATGAAAAGCCTCATGGTATTCTGTACCTTTAGGAAACCCTTCTCGATTTAAGATAATAACATTATCTCTAAATTCACCTTTAATAGTAGGATCAGCATACTGTCTAAATTCTACCTTAAATCCTGTAATAGCAGCTAGATTAGATATAATTTTTTCTTCTTCTATTTCTTCATCTTCATCTATAGAAATTTTAAATAAATCTGTAGGATCTTGAGTAGTAGATTCTCCTACATCTGGAAGACTATCAAGAAAATTATCTAACTCATTTAAAGTAGATTCTTGTTTAGGTTCTTCTTTAATAGGTTCTGTTTGTTCTAAACTTTCAGCTTGTTTAGTATTTTCTTCTACAGGATGTTCTATACCTTTAGATTTAAGAAATCCTTGATGATCAAATCTAAAAAATGTATTCCATAAATTAGGTTTAGCAGATGTTACTAAATTCTTACCTAAGAAATCTAAATCTTTACTTTGTTCAGAATTCTTTTCAATCTTAATTCTAGCAGTATCTCTAATAAGGTCATACATCTCTTCTCCTGACCTAAAAGTTTTTTTACCAAAGGATTGTCCTTTTTTCTTTTTAGCTCCATCTATAATCTTTTCTGTAGCCCATACAGCAATATTCTTAGTACCTTGTTTAACAAAAAACTCTATGTGAATAGGAACTTCTTCTCCATCTTGATTAATGAATCTTTCAGAAGTAGCTAAGAATATTTTCTCATTCAAGAGAGCAACTCTTTCTTTAATATTATCAGGAGTTACATCAGGATTAGTTTGTAGATCTTTAATTTCTTTAATTAAATCTTCTATTTCTTCATTGGCTAATGCTCTACCCTTTAATCCTATAAATTGGTATGCTTTACTATCAGGTCTTTTAACTAAGATAGCAAATTGAGTACCTAAAGAATTAAGAGTTTTAGGATTAGATAGTTCTTTAACTACTAAATCTAAGTTCTGTTTCTTTAAATTATTAACTACTTCATAAGTACCATTGTTATTTTGTACTAATAATAATTCACCATTAACTTTCCATCTATCTAAGAAAGGTGAATTAAGTATATCTGCAAATGAGGTTACTCCTTGTAATGGATTATTATCTATTCTTGAAACTAATCTAAGAAATTTAGTTATGTTTTGTGTTTTACTTTTAAGTACTTCTAAAGCTTGTGCTAAGTTTTGAGCAATAAGTCCTTTAGCTAAACTATTATCTGCAGTAGGTAAATAATCTTTTAAAAATTGCATCATAGTCCTACCTCCAGCATTAGAGGCTAAACTAGTTTCTAAATTATTAAAATATCCTAATTTGATAGGTAATCCTCCTTTCTTAGGTTTAGCAAATACATTGGTGTTATTTCCTTCTTGTTGTGTATAAAATGTATAATTATCTTTAGAAGATAAACCTGAATCTATAATAGTATCGTGTATTTGTTGAGCAATAGCTTTATTAGCATTTATTTCCTTAAGTTTTTCAGGATCTGTTACATTAGATGTATCATAATTAGCATTAGAATTTATTTGAAAATCTGACCAATTCATGTGAGCAGAATTATCATCTTCTGGATCTTCCATAAGAGATTTATCTGGAGAATCCTCAAATTTAGAATATTCTCTATCATTAGGTTCTTCATTTTCTACAAGAGGTTGTTTACCTGTAAATCCTTCTTTACCTACAAATATATCTTCTGGAACTACATTTACAGTACCTTCTGGAGTATCTACTCTAGTTTGCCCATTTTGCTCTCCTATTAAAGTTCCTTTAGTTTCTTCATTAGTTATAGGAGATTTTACTCTTACTTCTTTAGGTGTGGGAATAGTATTTTTAGCAGGATCTATTTTCTCTCCAGCTACTAAAGCTAAGAGTATATTATTTAAATTCTTTTTATCTTCTTGCAAGAACCCTAAGTCAGAAGCTAAAAGTTCTCTTTCTAATGGATTTTCTTCTGCTACTAATTTAGATTGTACAGCTTTAATTCTCTTATCTATTAAAAGAGCTTGAGATAAGTTCTGTACTAACATATTCTTGTATGGATGGTTAGAATATGTACTTTCTACATCATCATACACTTTAGTTATTTTTTTAGTACTGTCTAATAGATCATCAATAAGTTTATTTCTTTTATCTTCACTTAATTCTACTCCATGAGCTTTATTAAATTCTTCAATAGGCATACTTTTAAATGCTTCTAAATCAGAAATAGCATCATCTACTCTACCTGTTAATATTCTAGCATTAATCCACTTATAATAATCTTTATCTTTAGCAGCTAAAAAAGAATACTTAGAATTAGATTCTGCAAAACTATTACTTAAGTCTCCTTCATTATTTTTAATAGTATTAGCTACATTTTTAATAATTGGGGATAAACTATCTCTGGTTAAACTATCATTAAGCAGCTCTATACCTTTTTTATTCCATTGTATATCTTTATATCCAGATTTAACAGACATAACTCCACCTAGTAAAAATCCTGCAAGCATAGATTCTTTACCTTCTTTAGTACCAAATGTTTCTTCTGCACCTTTAACAGTAGCTTGCAACCAATCTACTAATGCTGTATCCCCAGATTTTTTATTAAATTCTTCATCTGTTAAAGCACTCTCAGTCCAAAATTGACCTCCTTCCTGACCCATCTCTTTTAAAGCTCCTTTGGATAATAGATAAGCATTATCTAACATTTTTCTCCAACCTGTTTTTTCAATATACTTACCTTCTTTTTGTAGAGTATTGATAGCTCTTTTAGTATTTTTATATCCAGAAAATAGTTTAGTATAATTCATACCATCTATTTTCAATAAAGCTAGATTAGTAATAAATCCTACATTAGCATAAGTATTAGCTTCATCTTCTATCTCAGCTAATTGAGTAGCAGTAGGTTGATATTGTTCACCATATTGAGATTTAAGTTCAGCAACTTTATTAGCAATAAATTTATCCTTAATTCCTTTAGCTTCTACTCCAGCCTCATACATATTACCTAATGTTTCTTGAGTTTGAAATAGTGCAGCATTTTGGAATTTTTTATTTTTTAAGAAACTATTAATCTTAGAAACAATAGTACCAGATTTAGCAGCTTCTTTAAGAACACTAGCTTCTGTTCCTAAAGACATCATTTTACCTAATCTTGAAGCAGTTACTCCTGTGCTAATAGCTTTAGTTCCTAGAGTTAAACCTTTAAGAATAGCTCCTGTTCCCATACCTCCTAATGCTGCTCCAGCTACAAATCCTCCTCCTTCTCCTAATAAGTTACCCCAAAATCCAGGAGATGAAAGATAATTAGTTGTAAACAAATCTGCTTTATCTTCTGATTCAGTATTATAGAATGGAGTTTTTTCTACTAATGATTGATTAATTTCTTCTATTTTTCTTGAACTTTCATTATCAAATAAAGTAGATAATTTTTTACTACTAATAGCAGCAGGAATTCCTTTTTGAATCATATTACCTGCCTCTAATAAAGATAATCCAGTTCTACCTAAAAATCTACCTACTATATTACCAAAAGCATCTACAGCTCCTTGTTCTCTAGCTAAAGCATCTTGTTGAGATTCTCCTATTCCTCTTGATAGATTATATTGAGAATTAGCTCCTCTTTGTAATACTTCATCAGGCATTACAACTTTACTAAAATCTGTTAATTTAACTGGCTTTTTATTTTCTTTACTCATGTTTATTGTTTATTTAAAAATTCATCTTTTGTTGTATAAGGAAACATTTCACCATTCTCATTAGTGTACATACCTCCAAATTCTTGCCCTGCAAATTTAGCTTTAATTTTTAAACTTTCATTATAAATTGTAGGATCATTTGTAGGAATAGTTGCTAATAAAGTTTGTCCATTAACAACTACTTTATAAGTTCTATTAGCTACTTGATTACCTTTTTCATCCATTTGTAAAGATAAAGGATTAGGTAGTAATTCTGCTACGGGGTGTAATTCTTGCTCTTTAATTTTATCTCCTTTAATTTGTATTAAAGGATTAGATTTTAAAGGATTACCTTTTAAATCAAAAAATTTAGCTTCTTGTAATTTATTTTGTAGTGTAGATACCATTTTAGGATCTAAAATGTCTATTTGAGAAATCTTGTGCATATTAAATCCTTCTTTATCTTGATTAGAAATAAACTTAATGGCTTTTTTTAAAGCTTCATCTTCAGTTTTAGATTGTTTTCTAAAATTATTCCAAGTTTCAGGAGGAAGTTGAGATATAAACTCTTTTTTATTTTTTTCTAACCAACCACCTTTAGTTTTAGGATCTTCACCAAATGGATCTGTTATATCTAATCCAAACATAGTCATTTTAAAATCAGGTGCTTCATGTTTAATTTCTCCATATTCATTAATATATTTAGATACATTATTTCTTACTTCTTTTAATGGGTCATAAGTCATAACTTCACCAGTACTTATTGGAATAATAGTTTCTTCAGGAGCATTTTCTTTAGCAAAATTAAACCTTTCTCTCATATTATTTTCAGCAGAAAAATCATAATCTTCTGAATATGATTGTCTTAATCCTCCAGAAGTTTTAGCTAAAGCATCTAAAGCAGCATTAATATCTTTATAACCTTTTTTCTCTTGCCAATCTCTTAATCCATCTTCTCCTAAATTAGCAATAATAGATTGTTTAATTTTAAAAGGATCTTTGCCAGTTATTTTTACTTTAATTTTTTTAGTACCAGTTTTATCATAAGTCTGTACTTCTCTATCTTCTGGTTGTACATTATCTATACTTTGATTAATAAGATTATCTACGTCTTTAGCTGCTTGTACACCAGTATAAGTAAATGGTAATATAGTTCCTGTCTTAGGATCTTTACCTGTAAATCCCTCATATTGTGCATTTCTCCAGTTAGAGTATTTACCTTGTTTAAGTAAGTCAGCTTTATCTTTAATAAATTGTGTGTACAATTCAGAATCTCTTTGTATTCTAAGTAATGTTCTATCAGCTTCTACAGTACTTATTAACTCTTTTAGTTTTCTATTAAATTCAGAAGAGCCTTTATCAGGAGTAGATTTATGTAAAGTCATAGCTTTATCTAAGAAATCAGTTTTAACTTGATCATAATATTCCTGATAACCAGATATAGGACTAGTTAATGCAGATACAGATGCTTTAGCTTTAATTTCTAAATCCTCTGCTGTGTCATAATCCTGCTGTTTTTGTTGTAAAGCTTGATTTAATTCTGCAAAAGGTAAAGGGATATAATTTGGGCTACGTTCTCTGTAGCTAGTATTTGTTACAAACCTGTTCATTTTTACTTCCTTGTTGTTTTATATTTTTTAACATTCTTTAATCCTTTCTTACTTAAAGTTATACCAGAATCTTCAGAATAGTTATAATTTCTAGTTTTTAAAATATCTAATAATTGAGAATCCCTCTTTTTGGCCCAAGATTCTTTTTTAGCACTATCTAAAGTAGAATCTATACTCTGCCCTTGTACAATTACTTGATTTCTATAAGCTCCTAAGTTTTGAGCTTTTTGATTATTAAATTCATTTTTTAAACCAGTATTTATTTGTATTTCATTATTAGCCACATCTACATTCTTATTTAATACATCTTGTCTAGCTAGTGTGTCTGTCATAACAGCTTCATTATTAGCTTTAAGTTTATTAGTATAAATATTAGAACTATTAGCTAAATAGTTACTTACATTTCCTCCAGATAAATTTCTGGCATTTTGTTTAGCTGTATTAGCATCCATTGTATTTTCAGCTAATACTTTAGGTAATTGTGAAGCATATTTATATCTTCCAAATTTAACATAATTTTCTGGAACTTTATCTACTCCTTTATTAAGTAAAGATTGTCTAGCTGTAATTTCAGCTAATGAAGGTATAGAAGAAATATCAAAAGGTGTTTTTTCTTTTTGATTTTTAGTTTCTACTTTATTAATAGATGGATTAGAATCAGAAGAAACATTATTAGAAGTATTAAACTTTGGAACTTTATTTTCCATAGGTGTAATATCAGTATAGTTATTTTTAGCTGCTAATTCTTCTTTACCTTTATATTTTTTATTAGGATTTTTATATACCCAATTTTTATTTTTATCTAAATAACCTCCTAGCTTTTGAGCTTTATTATAGTCTCCTGCCTGAATAGCTGCTTGAATAGCTTTTCTAAGTTTAACAGTGTTACCTAATTCTCCTTTAATATTATCTTCAGTAGGATCTGTAGCAATAGTCCATCTACTACCACCATCTTTTTTAGAACTCTTATCTTCTGGCATACTATTAATTATTTTATCTAAAGTTTTATGATCTCCTCTTTTATAAGCATTTAAAGCCTTGATATTCATACCTTTATCTGCTGTAATTATTGAAGAACCTTCTGGTATTACTGCTTTAATAGCTGATGTTCCTTTTTTATATTTCATATTTTTACTTCCACAAGCTTTTTTAGTTACTGCTATTTTAACACCTCCTTCATTGTGTGTAGGATCATTAGGATTAAAGTATAGTAAATCTCTACTACCATCAGCTTTCTTAGGAGAGAATATAGGCTCTCTTCCTTCTGTCTCAATAACTCTACCTTTAACTTTATATTTACCTTTCTTAGCATAAGACATAGCATCTGTATTAGAATCTCCAGAAAATTGTTTATTAGCATTTTTAGCTCTAGTTTTAATTTTCTCTTTTTCTATAATCTCTTTCATTTTATAATCTTGAGATTTACCAAAAGGGTTCTTAACACCTAATTTAGTTAAACCTAATCCTAATACTGATCCTTCATATAATCCTGCAAAATCTCCAGAAGTTAGTTTACCAACAGCTCCTAAAGGATTTAAGTTTGTATCTAATACCTTAGAAGCATCATTTTTATAAACTCCTTTATCATTCTTAAAAAGATTGGTAGTTGTACTATCTATAATTTCTGCTGCTGTACCAGATCCTGGTAAATATAAATTAGCAGCAGTGCTAGCAACAGATTTTCCTAGTTGTGAACTTCCTTGTATATTAGCTTGGTAATTATACAGTTTACTATTATCAGGAGAATCATTAGTAATATTCTGAACTCCTGATGTATATTTTTTTCTTTTAAATTTCATACTTTAAACTATAATTGGATTACTGTAAGTTTTAATATAGTTAAAACTCAAAGGTAAATTATTTTTATACGTTAGCCTTATATATAAATACTTAGATGTAAAAAACTCTTTAAATTGTTTTTGAATATCTAAATTATTAACATCAAATATATTGTCATCAACGTTAATTACAGCATCTAATGGAAGCTCTAAATTGAAGGCTCCTTTAGTTATTTGTAAAGCTATTTTATCTTGATTGTAATCTATATAATCTGAGAAACTTTCAGATAAATATAAAGGAAGTTCTGTAGAATTTTGTTTATCATTCCAACATTGTATAGATGTAAATGTATTCTTTTTAAAAATATAATCATTAAAAATTACACCATTATTTCTAATAGAAGATTCTGTAGACATTGTATTTAATTCACATCTTTGGAATAATTTAAAAACATCAGGATTATTATTTGCAATAAGTGTAATATTGGTGTTTTTTCTTTTATTCTCAGAGTTTTCTAAAGAGTAAAAATTATTCTTAGAAAAAGCATGAACATACCTATCTATAGATAGATAATAATCTGGAGTAAAATCATGAAAGCTTGTCCATGATTCAGAATTAGGGTAATAAGAAATAGCTGTTTCTCTATCTGATAATAAAAATCTTTTATTTTTATAATCATAAGCAGCAGTATATTGTTTATTAGGATTTATAAATCCTCTAAAAAAAGAAAACATCCCTGTATCTGATATTTCTTTAGGATTTTCACTTAATAAAAATACTTTACCTTGATGGTTATCTAAAAATATTCTTCCAAAAGGAGTATTAACTCCACATTTAGAAGTTGTACCCATATAACCTTCATTCATTGTAAACACTTCTTTAGATAGTAATTTAAATACTCCAGAATTACCTAAAACTACTTCACCTTGAGAAGTAGCCTGAGTAATATTAGGATTAAAGAAACTCTTAAATAATGATCTTTCTGTATGATGGTAGAAATCATTATTCCATACAAAAGTATCTGTTATTTCTCCTTTATTTTTAGGAATATCATGAAAATTATTAGCAGGAAATACTCTCCATTGATTTACTAATTCACTCTCAAATAAAGTTTCTGAGTAAATAGATCTATTAGAAAATTTAGTAACCTCTTCAAAAAAAGAAGGTTTGGCACTAAATGATTTAATGGTATTAGTAATAGAATATTGTTTATTATAACTTCTTGAATTTCCTTTTTCTAAAAATATATTATAAAGACCAATAGGTTCATCTTCAGAATATAATACATTGTATTTAGGATAATAAGGTAACTCATCTAAATTGTAATGTCTATAATTAAAATTATTTCTTGATTCTAAGAAAGTATAAATTATAGTTTTTGATTCAGCATAATCTTCAGAAAAATCATCTAATGTTCCTGTAGAAAAAGTTTCATTTAAGTAATAACCATATTTTTGAATATATGTATCTCCTTCAAGTTGGATTCTATTTTGAGAAGTATCAAAAGAATAAACTAATGGATAAACTTCTGCATTTTCTACTCTTCCATATTGATTGGGAAGATTATTAATAATCTTCCCAACATAAATCTTAGATATATTATTATCATCAAAATTATTTTCTGTTAAATAACTTTCTTGTTCAGACTTAGTAGTATAAGATCTTGGTGATCCTGTGTTATCTATTCTTATATCATAAAAATGTTTAGTAGAATCATATAAATAATCAGATGAAGGTATTAAATTATTTGATGTTTTAAAATGTAAAAAACCTTTAGTTCCTCTAACTTTAATAGCTACAGAATCATCTCTTATAACTGAATTATTATTAACTCCAGAAAGAGGAATCTCTTGTCTATCTAATATATTAGAGCTAATGTTCTTGTTAGTATAAGAGAAAGCATTTAAATATTCTGCTGAAAATATAGGATCTCCATTAGGATCAACAGCTACTAATTTGCTATTAGCATTATAATATCCTGAGTATTCTAATTTATTGCCAAATATTTCTTCTCCATGTATAACATCTGCTGATATAAAAGAGTAATATGGCTTTTCTACTGTTTCCATAGTACTACCATCATCTAATGTTATTTTAGAACTACCGTTATGTGGGGCAGAATATCCTTTGGTACTATTCCATAGATAAGGTCTTAATATACCTTCTGTAACAATTCTTCTATTCAAAGAAGAATCTCTTTTCTGGTAACCTATAATATAACCTTGAAGTTTAGATTTCTGATCATCTGTAAGATTTATATTATCTGCTACTAAAGAGAGTCTAATTAATGAATTACCTATAATTAAAGGATATTCATCTAAATTTGGCATTTGGTGGAGTCTTACATTTTGATTAGCAATACCTGTATAATTATCAGGATATTTTTCAGTTGATATAAATTGAGAGGTAGTATATAATCCTAATTCAGGAGAACCTTCTTTAAGAATAGAAGGTATTGGAAAAGCTGTTCCTATATAACCATTAGTATATATGGGAATAAAAAACAAAGAATATATTTCTCCTCTTTGAAAACCTTTTTTAGTTAGTTCATTTTTATAATCTGTATAAAAATAATTGCTTCCTGTATTTTTAACTTCGTTTAATAAATCATCTCCTACTGTACTTCTTACACCAAAATTAATAGAAAAGTTTTCTTCAAAAGGTATAACTTCAGGTTTAACATAAATCTTAATATTATTAGCAACTTCTTGAAAATCTATATTTTCTTCTGTTTCTAAATTAGATAAAACTAATATATTATCTTTTTGTTCTATGTGTTTAGCTGAATTATAAAACACATTACTATTAGTAATTTCAGATATATCTATTCTAGATACATTTTGCTCGTTACTAAAATATGTAAAATTAGCAGTATTAGATGAATAATTACCTAATGAAAAAGCACTTAAAGTTGAAGTTGTACCTAAATATGTTATAACTATAATTTCTATAAAAGGAAAACTTGTATCTACATTTTTAATATTAAAACTAATAGATTTAGAAGAAGGAGATTGAGGATCTGCTCCATCATAATTTTCTCTACTTTCAGATTTTAAATTGTCTACAATTGGTATAACATTTGATATTAAACCAAAATTAGATTTATTATTATTTGAAGTACTATGTCTAATTACAAATTGATAAACTCCAGTAGGTAAATTTCCATTTTCATTAATACTAAAATTATCAGTATAAGGTAAATTATAATCTAAAAAAAGATTAAAATCTTTTAAATTCTCAGGTACTCTATTTAAATTAAAATATCTTGGAGAATTTCCTTCTTCTACAAAGAATATATATATTTCATTATTATACATTACTCTTGATGTAGCATCTATAGTATTCTTAAATCCTAAATCTCCTGAAAAATAAATAGTATATGTTTTTTCATTAATATCATATACACCTATTTCTGATAAAAGTTCTTTTTTAAAGAAACAAATTACTTTACCATTTATTACAGTATGCCCTAATAATTCTCCTTCATTAGAAACAGTTATTTCTTCTAATTCTTCATTAGTTAATCTACCTTCATCATTCCTTATCCAATTTAAAGCATCATAATAAGATCCTTCTGGTTGAGAAATAGGGCTATTGGATCTATGTAATCCTTTTGAGAATTCATTAATATTTTGCATTATAATCTTGCGTTTCTTCTTAATTCTTCTTTAGTTCCTAAATATTTAAAACATTGCTCATATTGATTAGTTCTAGGAAGTAATTGATTCCATTCATTAGACATCCTATTTAGAGAATGTATATCAGGCATTCTTAAATCAGCTCTAGCAGACTTAACATAAAAATTCCATTTATTTCTGCAATAGTTGGTAGTTAGATCTACATTTCTAAACTTATATCCTTGATAACAAAGCATTTCAGCAATCTTCCAAGTACATGCTTCTAATACTGATTCTTCATCAGGGATAAGAGGTATTTCATTTTCATCTACTGGAATAGCCCAATAAGTAACAGTTATTTCTCCTTCTTGAAAATTAACACTAATTGTATGATCATTAATTCTATAATCAAAATCAGAGAAAGTGGTTCTTTTATCTCCTGCTATCATAGCAAAATTATGATTTCTACCTCTTTCATTTAAGTGATTAGCATTAAAATCTTTATTAGTAGGAGATATAAGAGTATTACTTGCTTCTTCCCATATTTGTAACCATCTAGGTTTAGTTTCTACATTAATATTAGTAGGAACTTCATTAGGTAATTTTCTTTCTAAGATATTATCATACCTATACCAATCACAAGGTAATTCTCCTTTAAAATCTACAATAGGGATTGTAGCAATTTTAATTAAAAGCTGTTCTTGAGTACCTATATGTCTAAGAGCTTGAGCTATCCATTCATAACAATCAGATATTGAGAGATCTTCAATTTTAAATTGTCTCTGTACTCTATATATTACATTATTAATATTTGTGAAATTCATACTGATTAATTAATTGTGGATTTTCTTTTATTTTTTTAGCTACTAATCTATTTAATGCTCTTACCATAGTTACTCTATAAGGCAGTCTTGAAGATGTTTTAGATTTAGGTTTAATCCATCTTAAAAATACACTATAATTTTTAGTATGTTCATTAAATGTAAATACTTTAATTCCTGTTTCATTATATTCTTTATAATCTAAAAGAGGTTTCTTAGTAAGTCTTTTAGTAAAATTAAAACTACCACAAAGAGTATTTATTTTCTTACCTTCAAAAAGATCTTCTATAAAAAACTTAGCATATAATCCTACTATTTTACAATAGAGTTTATAATTAATACTATTAGGATACTCTAATTTAAAGTCTCTGTATATATCTTTTTTACTGATTTTTTCCATCATTATCATTATCTGGAGGAATAGATAAACCAAACCTAAGCTCAGAATCTTCCATCATTTTATATATTGTGTCTAACATTTTACCGGAAATTGGATATTCAAAATTAAATCCTCTAAAAGCTGTAAAATTATCTACTTTCTCTGGACTTTCAAATATACCTCTAACCATTAGATTTTTTAAGTTTAAAGTAGGAGGTAAGTATATATACATAAATCTGTCTTTAATACAGAACTTAGGATATTTAGAAGAGTATTTAGAATAAGCTAATGCTTGTAAATCATTAAAATTAATTTCATCAAATTTCTTACTGCCATCCATAGGACCAACATAAGTAAACATATCTTTAAAGTCAGAAGTAATTACTTGAGGTATTTCTTTTTTACTTTTAAGAATACACTCTCCTATTGCAGTAGTAAACTTTTCAAATTCTACATTTTCAATAGTTTGATAGAAGTAATTAGAAAGAGTTTTACCTTTAGATAGTTGTTGATCACATAGTTTAGCTCTATAGTAATTAACTATAAAAGCTATTTGTCTATCAGACAATTTATTATCATCTGATTGTATAAAACCAGATTTTAAATTAGATATATTATAGATGATCTCCGAAAATAACATACTTTATTATACGTCTATAAACAAGTATAGCTACTATTTCTAGTAGCTATATAAGTTTTTAATTAAAAAAGATTAACCTTATCCTACATCAGTCCAAGTGTCAGTATCACCAGCAGAGTTTTTAGCAATCCAGTTAGCTACCTTAGCAACAAAACCATTATCTGTTAAATCTGCAACAGTACCACTTTGAGCAGCACCTCCTGTAGCAATAGCAATTACTAGAGTTTGAGGGAATACTTTTTCAGAACTTTGCATAAAGTTATCACCAGCTTCTTTATTATACCTAAGTACAAGAATATCATAATTAGTAGATTGAGAAGCATTTAAAGCTAATTCATCTTGAGGGAAGTCTCTCAAATTAACAGTAGGTAATTCAGCAGAATAGTATTTCAATTCTTGTCTGTAAACATCAGCACCAACTCCAGTTCCCAAAGATTTAGCAGTAAGAACAGTTTTAGTAGTAGAAGCAGCAAATCCAAGATTAGCAAATACATCAAAATCTACAACTGAATAGTTGTCAAATTTATTAGTAAGATTAAGAGCTAATCCAGTAAATTTAAAACCAAAGTTACCAGCAGCAGCTTGAGCAGCAGTAATATATTCTGTAGAACCAATTGCAATAGAAGTAGTTTCTCCTTGGAAAGGTGTAGCTAATTCAAGATACATTGGAGTACCAGCAGGAGTTGCACCTGTACCATTAGTTACTCCTACAATTTCATATACAGAATCTGTAGTAGCAGTTCCAGGTCTTACATAATCTCCAGCTACAGTTGTAGCAATAACTTCATCAGAACCTAAGATAGCTACACCACTAGAGTTAGTACCTAATACTAATTTAGAACCTTTAGTAAAGGTATAATGAGTAGCATCAGCACCTGAAGTAATAGTATTAGCAGTTCCAGCAGCATTATGAAGTAATTCTACTTTAGCAATTTGCATAGGAGAATTAGCAGCTAATAGCTCAGATTTAGTTAATTGTCTGTAGATATAAGATACTACTTCAACTTGAGTACTTCCACTTAATGCTGTTTGGTAAGACCCCATTACATTCAAAAGTTTTTGAGGCAATTGTCTGTAATCTTCATTAACTACAAAATTAATTCCAAATGCTTTAGAAGCAGTAGAAAATACACCTGTATCAGATACTAAGCTACCAGAAGTTCCATTATAACCCAATGCCATAACTTTTTGAGCAGCAGCACTATAAGGATTATATGAAGCACTAACTAGGTTAGAACGCTTAATTTTGTGTGCTATGATATTCTTTTTAGAATTTTTAGCTACAATATTAATTTCTGTGTCTGCTAAACCAATAGCCCCAGCAGCAGCAGAAGTACTTACAGTAGCATAATCTTTATCTAGCATAAGAATATCTCCGGCAGCTACATTTGTTAAATCTGTGCCTACATTAGCTCCATCAGCTACCATCACAATTTTATGTGAATAATTCATTTTTGTTTTTTGTTTTTATTTTATTTAACGATTTATTTAAGTTACCTATTCAATAGGAATTTTGCTTTGTGTATTTATACGTTGAGATTCATAATTCTCTAATAGTTTTGTTACTACTAAATTAATAATTTCTTTTTCTGCTGATTTACCATCAAATTCAGAAGATATATTTTCTTTATAATTTACTTTAGTTGGGTTTTTAAGATATGTTAATATAAATTTAGTTACAGGATATATAGAATATAAAAATATACTATCATTTTGAAAACTTAAAAGTACTTCATTATCATTTGGTTTATTAAAAGGGTCATTTAAAACTTTAGTTTTATCGTCTAATTGTACTTTCTTAAGAAACACATCTCCTTCTTTATCACCTACTTTAATTTTACAATCAGAAGTTAGATGAAAGAAATAATTTTTTGGTAAAATAACTTTATAATAACCATCTTTTTCTTGTACTTCTAAAGATACAGGTTCAGAAACTAAGGGATTTAATTCATCAGATCTTTTTTGAGTATTCTCATAATCTTTATATCTTTCTTTAACAAATAGATCAATAGCATCATTAATAAATATATCAACAACTTCTGGTTGCAGTCTAATAAAAGACTGCTTATCCAGAGAGTTAGTTTTTACTTTAATTTGTGTATGCCAATCTTGTATCATAATTATACTACTTCTTCATAAGAGGCTAAATATTGTTTCATAAGAGCAGATCTAAGTTCAGAGTTATTTTTCTGGTTTAAGAATAGATATACTTCATGTAGATTTTTACCTAGTTCTTTACCTTCATAGATAAACTTATTAGCATATTTCTCAATTACTTTAGCATCAACTAATTGCTGATATTTAAATTTCTCATCCACAGAAGTATCTGTAATCAGGTCAATAAATCTTTTAACTTTAGTAGGATGCTCAATATAATTACTAAGTGCAAAATCTAAAGTTTTAAGTACAATACCTTTAGAAGATTTACCTTCTAACATAGTATAATATTTTCTTTTAGATTCTTCTGTCAATTGATCAAAGATAGAGTATGCTTTAGATTTAAGACTTCTAAATTCTACAATTTCATCAATCTTATCTTCAAGAGATTCTAGTTCTAATACAGCATCAGAATTCTTTCTATCTTTAGTGTTAACTTGTTTTTGAGCTAAGAGTACTAATACTTTAAATTCTTCTTCTGGAATAGATGTATCTAAAGTAATTCCTTTATCAAATCCATCAGATCCAGTATCTGTAATATGAGTATAAGTCCAAGGTTCTACAATAGAACCAAATAATTCTCCACCACACCAAAAGTTACTTCTATTATTATAGTAACCTTCTGGTTTAGAATTCATTTTTTCAAATCTTTCTTCGTCTGCTTTAGATAAACCAGTATTAAAATTACCAACTCTATCTAAACCTGCAGTAATAGTAATCTTACTATTATCTACTTCATAATGTCTTTTACCATCTATTTCTGGACCCCACTTAAAAGTGGAAACTCTTTTAATTTTATATTTCATATTGTTATGTTATTTTATATGTTTTTAATTTTTGCAAATGTAGTATTAATAAAAATAAGAAGCAAGAAATTCCTGCTCCCTATCAATTGTCAACAACATGGAATTCTTAAATTCTTTCAAATGTATAATCTTTATAATCTCTATTATATTTTAATTGATAAGATAAATATCTAGGAGTTACATTTAATTCTTTAGCACAATCTGCTTGGCAAGTATAAATTTTAGATTCTAAAGTTAATTTATTTATAACTTTAACTCTTTTTCGTTCATACATTGATCCTATTCTAGGAGAGTTCTTTTTTATTAAAGACATTCTTTCTCTAACACTTTTTTGATAAATTGTACCATCTTTATTAACGCCACCAGAACATAAATTATAACCTATGTTTTTATTGGTAGAGTTATATAACTGAATATAATGTTTTTCTAATTCAGATAATAATTCTATTGTGTAAGGTTTTTCTAATTCTACTATAATTTCATATTCAAAATTAGATCTACCATATTTTCTAATAGCTCTCGCAATTAATGTATCTTTATTACTATTAGCTGAAGCTATATGAGCTTCAAATCTTTTTTTAATTCCAATAGTTGTTAATCCTATGTAGAATTTACCATTAACTAAATTTACTATTTTATATATTTGATTTTTCATAATGTAAATATAGTATTAATTAATGATAAATTCTAGATTCATAAGTTATTGATTAGCAACTAGTTAAATAGAAAGTATCAACTCACCAGCAGACAATGGATCTTTTAACATAACTGAGAATTCAGTCAACATATCAATTTTAACACCATCCAAACTAGAAGCAGCTTTAGAGAAGTTAGTTTTAGAAGCTCCAGAAGCATCTACAAAACCATCTACTTGCAAACTTAAGTTTTCTCTTCCTTTTCTAACAATTTTAACAAAGTTAGATCCAGAAGCATTATCACCAATATTAAAGATAGTAAATCTGTAAGATTCTACAGGGAACCCAGTTTGAGGGTGTCTTTCTCTATTAATATTAATATCATCATATAAAGGACATTCACCAACGACTAATTCAACATTATTAGGAAACTTAACAGATCTAAATTGAGAACCAAAAGAAAGATTCATTCCTTGACCAGTTACAAAATGAGCATCTGAAAATACTACACCCAAACCTTTATATTTTTCTTGAATAGCTCTATCAAATTCAATCATACCTTGTTTACCAGTAAGAGCAAAGAATTTAGTATTACCTCCATAAGTATCAGAAGCATAAGAAAGATCCATTAAATATGCCATCAAGAAATCATAAGACAATTTATTGTAATATCTGATATTTCCTTTAGAAATTTGTTGTCTAAGACCAGCTCCCATGATAATAGGTTTACCATTAGGTCCTTTAAGAGTACCTTCTGAGAATTGACCATACAACATAGCATGTTCAATTTCTTGAGAGAATTGAGTCATAGCTGTCCATTTACCCCAATCTAACCAAGTAGAAGCAAAAGTACCATCACCTTTAGGAAGTTGAATTACAGTTTTAGTTGCAATAGCATCTCCAGAATAAGCATGTTCTTTTCTCATCTTAGTCATAATATTGTAGTATTTACTCATTCCATAGAATTCAGTTTTACCACCTCTATCAGAAAGTTCAGTTACAGGAGAATAAGACCTAGTAAGACCTGCTCCTACAGCTATCTCAGAAGGATCAAAATATCTACCTGCATCAGCAAATACTAATCTGTATCTAAATCCATTTTCTACTTCTACAGGCTCACCTGAGATATGTACTTCATTACCTTTATCAGTTCTAACAACATCTACTTCTGAGAACCATTTATCATCCAATACTACAGTTACAGGTACTCCACCTATACCAGCATTAGTGACTGCTGCTGAAGGAGATTCTACAATTCTAACAATTTTCTTATTAGTTCCTTGAACATCCCAAGTATATCTAATATCTTCAATAGTCCTAGTTTCCATCCTTCCTACTGCATCAGTGATACATTGCAAAGGATTACGCATAGTCTTATTAACAAGATAAGATACTACAAGACCCATTTTTTCAGGTTCCCTTGCAAACAAGTGATCCAGTTGATTCAGGTCAGTTAAACCAGAAGTGCTTTTAGTTGAAAACACTCTAGGTAAAGCACTTTGATTAATTTGTAATTCTGCCATTTTTTATTTATATATATTTATTTGTTTTTACGTTATTTAATTTGATCCAAAGAATAATACATCATCTAGTATAGAATCAGTTTCTTTATTAGATCCTTGTTTACTTGTTTTATCTTTAAGAGAAGTAATACTCTTTGCAAGTTTTTGACTAGCTTCTGTAGTAGCTTTAGTTTCTATATCTTTTTTATTAAAGTTAATAAAAGACATAAAAGCCATTTCTAACTGTTTATCAACATTAGCATAATCTAACTCCATTTGAGTTTGACCTTGTTTATTAACAGGCTTAGTAGAATAATCATAAAACTTTTGTTTCTGTGTTTTATCTAACTTAAATCCTGCTATCTCTTCTTTAGAAAATACTAATTCTTTAAATTCTTTTTCTGCTTTTTCAGCATCTAATTGAGCTTGTTTATTAGTATTAGCTAATGATTCTTGTAAAGCTTTAGCTTCTGCTACTTGCATATTAACTAAGGCAGTATGAGCTGCATTAACTTCTTCTTCCCAAGAGCCATCATCTTTAGCAGTTTTAATTAAAGCTTCTATCTTTTTCTCAGATAGATTACTTCTTTCATAAAAATCTCTAACTAAAGTTTCTTGATTATCTTCATCAGTTAAATCAATAGCAGAATAATCTACAGTATCATAAATCTTAGCAATATCAGAAAGATCTCCCCCATTATCTAAAATCTCTAATACAGTTTTATATTTATCATCAGAGAACTTCTCATTAATAAATTCTTGATATTTTTTATCAACAGTATCATTAATCAAATTTAAAATACCTTCTGCATTATCAGAGTATTCTCCTTTCTCTAATAGTTCTGTATCTACAATAGAATTTTCTACTAACAAATCAGTTAATATTTGAAAAGGATTATCTTCTACAGTTTCATTAGTTTCTGTATTAGTTTCTATTTTTTCATCTTTTTCTATACTTGCTTCTAACTCTTCTTGAGATAATTCAGTAGTTTCATCTACTTTCTTTTCTTCAAAAGTGCTATCATCAAATACAAATGAATTTATGTTATTTTCCATAATTAATTTTTATACGTTTAATTGTTGTTGTTTATAATAATTTTTATTAGATTTATTTTACTTGTTTAAGTTTAAGTTTTTTAGCTACTTCAATACCTTCTTTTTCCATATCTTGTATTGCGCTATTTTTAGCAAACTTTTTAAGATTAGAAGGATTAATAGGACCATCTAAAAGTAATTGTGTTTTTCTAGGAGTAGCTGTGGCGTCTGAAAATTTTCTTAATTCAGGTTTAATAGATTCTAAAGGTCCTCTAGTTTTTTTAAACTCTTGTATTTTTTCCCATTTAGGATCTCCTTTTAAAAGTCCTTTAATTTTACCAGAGGAAGTTAATGCTTCTCTAGGTTCTGGTCTATATGTTAAAGGTTGAGAAACTTTATTATCAAATTTTTGCATTTCTGGTAACTTAACTTTAAATGGTAGTTTATTACCACCAGCTTTTTGAGGCAATCCTTTAACTCCTTTAAACATATTTTTCAAAAGTTGTGGAGCTTTACCTAATAATTTACCTCCAAATTTTGCAGCACCTCCTAATGCTAGTATACTAGCAGCTCCAGTTAAACTGGCAGCAGGATTAATAGTAAATCTACTTCCTAGTATTTTATTATCTTTATTAAAACCAAAACCATCAGAATTAATTTTTTCTTTTTTGGGTGTAATTTTAGTAGGTTTTTTATTTTCTGATGTAACAGCAGGATTAATAATAGTTTGTTTAGGAAATTTAAATCCATCTAATTTCATACTTTTAGGAACTACATAATCATCTGGAATATTAACTTCAGGATTAGCTTTTCTAGTTTGTGCTATAAATGCAGCTTGAGTATTTTTACCCCATGCTCCATCAACTTTTACTCCTAGTTTTTTTTGGTAATCTGCTACAGCTTGTGTACCTCCTTTTACTAATTTACCCATAACTTATACTCTATTTAATACTTTAGCTAAAATAGTACCACATGATTTAGCAATCTCAGCAGCTTGAGAATCTCTAGTTTGTCCATATACACTTGTATAGTGTTTAATAGCTAATTGTAATTGTTTTACAAATTCAGATGTCACAAACTCAAGTTTTACTTCTTCTACAGAATTAACAGCTCTTTTACCAGAATCTATTACTTCTTGTTCTTGTACAACTTCTTCTGCAGGAATTATAACTTTAGTAGTTTCTTCAACAATAGGAGTAACTTCTTGTTCTTTATTTTCTTGTTCTTCCATTTTATTCTTTTTCATTTTATACGTTAATTATTTACTTTTAGGAGTGTTAGGAGTTTTCTTATATTTAAGAGCTTTCCTATCTATTTCTAATTTTTCTTTTTTGAGTTTTAACTCTTCTGCTTTAAAAACAGCATCTTGTTTATTTTTATTATCTTGTTGTGTTTGCTCACGATTAAACTTAGCTTGATCTAATTCCATCTTCTTCATTTCTAAAGAAAGCTTATTAGTAGATTCTTTCTGTTTAAAAGCTTCTCTTGATTGTTCTAATCCTAATTGAGCAACTTGTAATTGATCTATAATACCATCACCATTATTATCAGTTATACCATCTTTAGATCTGGTTGCATTAATAGTAGCTTTCTGAAGTTCATTTTCCCTATCTAGCTGTTTATTAAGATCTTCTCTATCCATCTTTTCTCTAGCTAATTTTTCATTAGATTCTATTTGAGCTTGTTGATTTTGAAGTTCTTGAGATTTAAGATCATGAGCTTTTTTCTCAGATTCTTTAATATCTCTTTTAACTTCAGCTACAGAATTAGAAGCTACTAATGTAATTAAATTACTAAATTCTAGTGTTCCACTTGATATACCCTCCTTGGCTACAGATTTAAGAGCTTGTAAAGTATTATTATCTTTAGTAGAATCTGAAACAAATACCCCATAATCAGTATTAGACAGAATAGATAAATCTAAAAGTTCTCTAGTAAAATCATCAAATATAAGTTTTGCTCTTTGAGAATCTCTATAAGCAATCTTAGATACTTCTAAAAGTTGAATAAGAACTTGTTGTTTAATTTGTGCATGTTGATAAAAATACAATTCAGTAACAGCATTAGATTGAGATATAGATCTCTCTACTCCTCCAACTGTTTCAGTAGATTTTACTTGCCCCATTCTTTGTGGAGTAATACCTGTAATAGTTTGAACACATTGTTCTATTTTAGCAAGCATTTCAAAATATCCTGAAATAGTATTAGACAAAGACATATCTATTCCAGTAAATCCATTCCAGTTAGAAGTTTTACCTTGAGAACTAGTACCTTCTTCTCCTTCTTCCATTGAGTTAATGAAAGCTACTCCAAGTGTATTTAAGTAATACATCCATTGCTCAGTAGAAATACCTTTAGACTTAGGCATTTGAGCTAAGTCCATAACCAGCTTTTTACCAGAAGCTCTAGAAAATTCTAATTCTAATCTATACCAAATAATATTATATAACATTTGATAAGGTTTAATAAAATCTACTAAGCTTGTAGGCATAGAGTTTAGGTTATTATATACTCCTCCTACAAATGGTAATTTACATTTCCAAGGATTATCTATACTTCTAAATTGGTAAGGTGAAGGTTCTGCAATAAATATCTCATTACCAATTCTATGACCTATCCAAGCTTCAGGTAACCATTCTTTAGTTACTGTATAGCCTTGAGCTATTTGTTCAGGAGATAGTTTAAAACCTTCTTCAAATACTAACTCTGTTTGAGTCTGTCCAAATCTATCAGGAAAACTAACTATATAACATTCAGTATAAGATTTCCATGCAACAGTAGTAACAGCTACTTTATTAGCTTGATTATAACCACTTACTGTATTAGGATAATCTGTAAAAATTCCTGGAAGTGCTTGATAAGATGGAGTAGGATTCATTATATCATCCTTATTTAAAAGCTCTTTATCTGTTTTAGATAACTTATCTCCAAAATATTCAAATACTTGTCCTCTATCTAACCATCTTCTCCAATACACCCAATCTCCATCCTGAATGAATTCACAATCCTGATTCTTATTAAATTCTAAGTTAAGTGGATTACATACTTCTACAATAGGTTCATTGTTATAAATACCTACAAAATATATTTCTTCTGCAGATGCTAAACCATGTTGAAAACCTTTATTAAACTTATCTTGTAATCTTAAATCTTTTTCAGAAAATGTAAGCAACTTATTAGCTACTGTTTCAAAGTTATTAGAATAAGAAGATGTAAAATATTTCTCTATTTCTGCAGGATCTACTTCATCAACTTTATCACCTAAAGCTACTTTGAGTTTAGACATATAAGCATTAGCTAATGCTTCCTGATAATCTTCCTGATATTTATTAAATCCTTCTCCTGCTTCTGCAAATGCTTTATAATTAAAAGGTCTTTGTAATTCTTCTCCAACTATAAGATTGAAGTAAGGAACAATTAAATTATAATTTTGAAAATTAGCAGGTAGTTGTCCTATTTCAGCTTGTAAGTCTACACCAAAAGGTTTAGTAACATAATTAAAATCATCTTCATTTAAGATAGAATTAAGTAAATCATAATTAGCTTTTTTAGCTTGATAAGATCTTCTTTGTCCTCTAGTAGAATTATAACCTTTAGATATAATCCATTGAATAGTATCTTTTCTCCAAGTTGGAGTATCTTTTGTTGCTCTACTTACTTTTTGATTTGTAAACATTTATCTTTGAAATAGTGGATTTCTAAAAAGAGTACTAGTTGTAGTCTTTCTTTTTTCCTGTGAAATTATACGTGTTAATTCTATTGCTCTAACTAAAGCTAATGAAAAAGATATAAATCTATCAAAGTTTCCTTCTTTAGGGTTAAATCTAATAAGCTCTTCTAACAAACCTTTAGAATATATTTTTTCAACATTAGTATGTCCTTCTGCATATTCTTCTCTAAGCCAATCATTTAGATAAATAATAATTTCTGCCTTAACTCCTGCAGTCATTTTAAGACCATAGTTATTTTCATTTTGTCTTTCAGTAGACTTTAGAATAGATGGAGTTTTAGAAAGTAGATATAAAGAATGCTTATGTTCAAAATGTGTTTTAGGTGCATTAATATTAGCTTCATATAAACAACTAGCATTATAATATTTAAGTAATAAAATACATTGATCATAATATTCTTTAAACCCTGCTTTAGGTCTAGCTGTATATTCTGCTACTGGAAAGTTATAAGTTTCTTGTCCTATAACATATCTTTTATAAATAAAAAGTGAACCTAGTGATTCTGAATCTTTAGTTTCATCTACAGCATAAGGATCTAGTCCTGATGTATAAAATCCAAATGCAGGGTTATCTATAGGAGATTCCCATATCTGTACACACCCTTCTAAATTATTATCATCATTACCAATATATCTTAAAGGTTTAAGATTTAAATGAGGTTCAAAATAAGGTAAGCCATCTTTAAGAATCATTTTACCAGTTACACCATTTAACTCTTTACTATTTTCTACTTTAGATAATTGTTCTCTCAATTCTGCAACAGGAAATATATTACTGGAATTAACCATAAAAGCTTCTGCAGGAGTCCAAGCCCACTCTGTACAATGTTGAGTATATTCTTTAACATTTTTAGAAGTAGCTAATTTATCTTCTCTCCTTTTAGTAAGCGCAGTTTTAGCAGATTCTATACTACTGTTACCTGCTTCATCCATATGCCCTACATAATTTACATAAGCAGGAAAAAAATAAGCTGATTCTGTATTAGCTTTATCATCATCCCATATATTAGGCATAGTAAGCATATTAAAACCTTTAGGTTTATAAAATATATCTGCAAAATCTATACTACCAGAAGTCATAGACCCACCAGTACCTAACATAATCATAAATCCTGTAGTTATATCTCCATCCCTAACTGTAGGTTCTATAGCAGCATAAGCATCTTTAAAGTTTGGCCAATCTCCTGCTTCTTCAACAATAACTAAGTTAGCATCTTTACCCCTTGCTGCGTCAGGATTATCTTTAAAAGTTAAAGACATAATCTCTGAGAAAAATCCTTTTTGAACAACTATCCCATTTTCTACTTCTTCAAATCCTGATTTAAAATAACCATCTGCAGCTTTATCTATTAGTCTTCTTTTTCTAAAGTCTGTATGTTGATTACAAAAGTTAGAATAATAATTACACATGGTAAATATACCTTTAGGATATAAATATTTTTTATCAAAAGCAGTTAATAGAGTTAAAGACTGTTCTATAAAAGTATAAGTCCATAAAGCAATAGAGGCTGTTTTATATGAAAAACCTTTTCTTCTAGATTTAGCAATACAAAAAAACTTACTACCATTATAATCAGATAGTTTATAAGGTATTCTAAGTTTTTCATATTCTTTAATATCCATACCATTTTCTGCAACTTCAATTAACCAAAAGAAGTTATAGTCCTCACTCCAAAAGTCAGGAAAATCAAAAAATTTAGTTTTCTTAGTTTTAGAAAATACTTTAACATTTGTCTTAGCAGCAGGATTATCTATAATCCTTTTAATAGGACAGTAGTTTAAATAAAAGTAATATCTACCAGATATTTTTTCCCCTTCTACTTCATACCCCTCTAAACATCTTCTTTCTTCTTCATTCCAAAAATCATCATAAGCTTTAGTACCATAAATAGCTTCTGTGTATTTTCCTGTAGCTTGAAAAACTTGTGCTGCAGGAGAAAATACTTTAGTATTTAACCATTTACCAGTAACCTTATCTCTTACTTTAATTTTTTCTATTGCCATATTCTCTCTTACTTACATTACCCCCACCTCTAAGTTTAGACATACTAACTAATTCTGCTTCTACTTTACTTCTAAGAGTTTCTAAAGAAGTTATAACTCCCATAGTATCTTTTAACATTTTAGTAACATCTGTTCCTTTATAAACTAAATTACCTTTAGCATCAATTAAATTATAATCTACATTTCTAAAGTACTCTCTTGTTTTATTAGCAGCAAATAGACAATCATCTAAAAATTTCATATTAAAAGTATAACTCATTTCTTTATACTTAGTAATAGCATTATTAGTTATATTATCAGTAACTACGTCATAGTCTTTAGATAATACTTTAGCTCTTTCTTCATCATCATAGTTTTTATAACTAGAAGAATAATCTGCATAAAAATAAACATATAAAAACTCTTTTCTAGCTTTCTCTTTATCTTTATGCTTTTCCCAAATAGCTTTAAACTCAGGTATAATTAATAACTCTTCAGTTACATTTATTTGACCATTCTCTATATTAAATAATTTCATAGTTCTGTTATTTTATGTTTCCATCTTTCTAAATACTTATCAGTGTAAACAGATATTTTAAATATATGTTCTACTATTGTATAAAAAGATTTAAAGTTCTGCATTCTATATTTTATAAATCTCCATCTATGATTAATAACATGTTTTACTACTACTTCTGATATACCTAGTTCTTTAGCTATTCTTCTATTTATACTCTCATACCTCATAAGTAAAATGTAACTCTGTTAATCTGATATTAGAATTAAGACAATTATTAATAATAACATTTTTCTTTACTAAAGATGATTTAATATTATTATACGCAGCTTCTTTTAAATTTAGCTTTTCTCTTATTTCTTTAGAAACTCTGGTACTAAAGAGAACCTCATTAGCAATATTGGTAGAAGCTTCTAATAATAATTCTTCATATCTTTTAAGTAATTCAGCAGTAACTTTCTGTTCTAATGGAGTTAAATTGAAGATAGTAGAAATTATCTGAGTATAAGCATTATAAGGATCTCCTTTTACTTTAATTTTTTTAACTTCCATAAATTCATATTGTTAAAACTTTATACGTTAATTTGTGCTAATATATCTTCTATACTATCTAAACACTTATAAGATAATAAGTTATTAGTAAATTCTACGTTAGTATATTTATCTTCTGAATCTCTTGAGAGTAACATAAAGTAATTACCAAAGTTAATAAAGTAAGTTAAAGTAGATATTTCTTCTACTGTTTCATAAACATCAATAGGAGTATCTTCAGACTTATTATGATCTTTTATAAATTCTAAATCACTATTAGATAATACTTTACCTTTACTATCTTTATGTACAAGCGCAAAGTTTGAAATATTTAATTTATAAATTTCTTTTTTCATAATATTAATTGTTTTCATTTTTAATTCTTTCCATTTCAAAACCCAACCAAAATCTAGCTTCTGATAGATGCTGTCTAACTGTACCCTCCATTAAACTTAATGCTCTATAATAACCTTCAGTTTTATTTAATAATCCTATATCAGAACTTCTGGAATAAACTAAATCATGAACTTTAGTATCTAATTTTTGTATTTCAGTTCTTAACCAATCTACTTTTTCAATATGATTATATAATTGAGAATAGTCTGAAACTTCATTTTCAGGTTTTACATAAACATCTTGTGTAGAAACAATATCTTCTTTAGTTTTATATCCTGATCCATAAGGATTATGTTGTCCTAGCTCTCCTAATACTTTACCTAACCAAGCTTTAGCTAAATATAAACTATCTACTGATTTTTCTATTTCTTTAGAATTGCCATATACTTCCTGCCCTTCAAAAGAATAACCAATTAATACTTCTAATCCTTTAGTTAATTGAGCCAAACCATCAATTTTAATTCTTAAATTTTTTATTTGTTCTTTCATAATCTTTGTTTTATATTTACAGCAAAATAACAGATAATTATAATACAAAGCAAATGAAGATAAAAATAAGAACTAAAGAAGGAGAATTTGTTGGAGATTTTCCAGATGTTATAAAAGTACATAATAATATGTTAACTAGATTATGGAGTAATGGAATTGAGGTTACAGAAACTATTATTTTAGATTGGCATGGTTATGAGATTATAGAACAAGTATCTGATGATAGTGAAGTTACTTACCCTGTTCAAAATAGAAGTTTTATAAAAGGACAATTTAAATTATGGAATTTTAATACAGATTTACCAAATGAAGATGAAGGAGCAGAGTAATATAACTATAGTTATTAATCCATATAATAAAAAAGAAATACATTTAAAAGAAAATCAATATATTATTGGATATGTGGAAGATACTAAATCTCCTTACTATGGTTATGTTAGTATAGGCACAAGAAAAACTAAAGAGGAACAAAAACTAGAAAAACTAGAAAATTTAACAAAAAAATTAAAAACAATTTTAAAAGAATTAAGTGAAGAATTATGAAAACAAAAAATCAAATAGTAGATAGACTCTACAAAGCAGGACATATTACTTTAGAAGAAGTATTAGTCCTTATGGAAAAAGAAGTTAAGTATGTTCCTAAAACTAATCCTTTTACAATGCCTTGGAGTAATCCTATACAACCTCTTAATCCTTTACCTGAGTATACAGGTACTCCTTGGTGGATTATTAACTCTAGCTCAGATACTCTTAATATAGAAGAAAATAGTTGTTTAAGTGGACCAGATATTAATGAAGGATTAGTAAAATATAAATAATATGGAAAATAAAAAAGTATTGAAAACAGAAACAGAGTTAGGAGAGTTTTTACTTAAAACTCCTTTAGAAATGTCAGAAGAATTAACAAATGAGATAGATAACACTACACACAATGAAGTAAAAGATAAGAGTGCAGTAGTATTACCTAAAGCACCTAATAGAAGAACTAGAAGGCTATTATGGAAGCAAGATGAAAAGTTTAGAAAGAGATATAAGAATGAACTAAACTTCTTAGAGAAATATGTAGAAGAGAATGGATTAGAAAGTTTGAGTAAATATTTAGAAGATAAAAATAAAAAAGAAGATGGAAATAAAAGTATATAAACAAAAATATAATTGGGAATTAGAAGAAGGTCAAGATATTATATTATATTCTGACTTCGTAGTTACTAAGACAAAATATAATAGAGAATTACATAAAGATTTATGTATTCTTCATAAAGAATTAGATGCTATTGATATTTATGATTTAAATTGGGAATCTTTCGGTATTTATTATAAACTTAATAATTTTATTTTAGAGATACATAGTGATGGGCAATGTAAAATATATAAAGTTAGTACTAATAAATTTATATATGCTGATAAAGATTTTTCAGAAGATGTTTGGGAGTTATTAACTTCTAAAGTAATTAATAACAAACATGATTTAAAAAAATTAATGATAAAATTAAATATTATAGAAGATGGAAATAAAAACTAATGTAGAGTATAACTTTGGAGAATTAGTTTATTTAAAAACTGATGAAGACCAAAAAGAAAGAATGGTAATAGGAATAGTACTTTGTATAGATGGAGGAATATTATATGATTTAGTTTGTGGAACTAATACTACTAAACATTATCCTCATGAAATAAGTAGAGATAAAAAATATTAAGAAATAACTATTTTCATATATTTATAGATAAAGTAAAAGCCAGATTGTTAGTCTGGCTTTTTTATTGTAGATATATTAAGTTAGTTTATTTTATACTATTATACATTAACCAAAATTTATCTATTTGAGATGAAGTACCTACATATATATCATTTTCATATATTTTTATAGTTATACTAAATTCCTCCAATTCTAAAATATATTTAGTAAAAGGTTTAAAATTAAAATCTGTTATTAATTGTTCCATTGTATATTAAGTTGTTTTAAAAGTATTTGTAATTCTGATTTATTTTTAATAGTCCCTTTAAATCTTAAATCATTAACACAATAAATATCTATAGTATCTTCTTGAGTATTATATATATTAAATTCCATTATAATATCTCCTTTAGTAGCTCCCCATTGTTCTAAAGTAAATCCTAAAGATTCTATATCTGAAGAATCTAAGTATTTAACTCTAATTCTACCTTCTTCTAAATCTTCTGTTAAACTATGAGCATAACAATCAAATGTTTGATGGTCTGTTATATTAGATTCCCATTCTTTTAATGTTCTAAATTCATAAGGAAATCCAATATGGAACTCTTCTATTGTAGGTGTATAATATTTATTTTTATTTTCCATATTTTATTTTTTTTTATTATAATTTTTAGAATTCAAATATACTAAAAATTTTTTGGTTATAAAATTTTTGTTTGGTGTATATGATTGTTGGACAGTCACCATTTAAGTCCCCCATTGACACAAGAAAGGCAGCATACCCCTTGTATTATAGGGATTGACTGTATCTAACCAACATTTAATCATGGCATCATTATTAGATAAACTGAATTCCGAATTAAAAGCTTCTGAAGCTATTGTTGAAACTCATACTCTTGAATTGGAGTGGTTCAAACAAGGTCCACCCACAAAGACTGGACTTGCTCGTAAGCTTGTTAAATTCAAAGAACTTCAATCACCTGTCTATGTGCTTGCATCTTGCATCAATGGTAAACTATCCAATGGAGGTAAATACCCTGTTGAATTGTCTTCCAATGATAAGTATACCAATGTGATTGGTATTCAAGGAACAAGATCCGAGAAAATGGATAACATTGATTATGCTCAATCTGTAGGAATGAGCTTATCAATCTAATTCATGGCTTCGCCACATTAGACTTAAAACTAGGGATTAAATTCCCTAGTTTTTATTTCCTTCCTTATGTTGGTTAAATTAAACTTGTTACCTAACAAACAAATATATGCACAAGTTATTTATTATTCCATCCAAGTTTTCTGAGTACAGAAACAGGATACAATCATTTGCCAAAGTAAACTATTGTAGCTTTATTAATGGTAGATGGGAACTCCATATTGCACTTATTACTAAGTAAATCTTAATAATTAGTGTTTGTTGGATAACAATCAGAGGAAATCTTCTTTGGTGTATAATTATTAATCTGATAAACAAGATTAATTAGCACACTGATTGTTTTTATTTTAATTTAGACACAACATCTCCACATCTCCACATAATATAATTCTGTAAGAAGGAATAAATTCAATACATACATAAATTTATGTATTTATACGTTTTAGAATTTAAATAGAGTTATATGACTAATTGCAATTAATAGATTTCTATTTAATAACATTGGTTATAGATTATGTAAGTGATTGATTGTCAATATTACTATGTTTTTCATACTAACTCATTTTATCAAATTAATCATTCTCAAATTTATCAATATTTATAGCCTTTTAAACCAACAAACAATATGACTACTGTCTGGGATTTAGTAGCAGAGGCAAAGGATTTGTCTACTGCTAACCCAAAGCACATGGGTATTTTATGTGCTGTTTCTTCAAATGCCTTTCCTACTCAGGATGGTAGTTTGATGATGCCTGAATATTGTTTCACTTTAAGAGAGTGGAGGAATATTGCCAATGCAGCTTCTGAGGTAACTCAAGAAGAATGTATTGAAATGTTTCCAGAGTTAGGTAATTCAGGGTCTAATCAATATGATTATTCTGAAGATGCTTATCCTGATATTGAGGAGAATTAGAGAGTTGAAATACTCTCTTTTAAATCTGTTGCAGACACTTGCAAACTATAATTATGTTATAGCAGAGTAAATTACAATAGATAAAGTAATTGTAATAAGTGTATCTTTATTTCTTGTGTTTAATAGTTGTAATATTTATGCGAAGAAGCAAATAGTAGACCTTAGACTTCTTTTGAGATTATAAAGGTTATAAGATACTATACTAGCAATAGTGATTAAGTTATTTTGGAGATAACAAAATAACTATTACAACTAACACAAGAGATATTTAATATCTTATAGGGTGAAAGCATAAGTCGGCGAACTAAGACTTCAAAAACCTTGCAACTAATTAATAAGATATTTATTAAAAAACTTAACAATTCCAAGATGTTGAGGACACCAAGTTTCTTTGATTAAGGACACAGTATCTCATTATGTTAAAAAACAGATGATACGGCTGCATAAGACTTATTTGCTCTAACGAGAATACATTTAAGTAATAATTAATCAAAGTTTTAGGTGTAAAACACAAATAATTTGTAAGTATATAGTGTGTAATTATAACTTTCTGCGTTAAATAATTCTGTTAGTTATTTAATTAAGCAAACACATAACAACATTTCTTTGTACAATTGTAATATACTGTAATAGCTGAAAATAAATAGTTGAAAGTAAGCAATATTACAATTTGTACATTGAATAAAACAATTTAAGTTAGTGATAAGATTATTTATAGTAGTTTTCTAGACTATGACCTGAGGGGATTAGGCATAACAACTGAAATTTTAATAAAAACCAAGCAAATGCTCAACATTTATGTGGTAATAAAAAAGAAAGTAAAATCTGGTAAATGAAATAAATGCTAGTTAATCCTGAGAACATTAACAAATATTTAAACTTGACTCCTGAGTACAGGTAAAATAATAAGTTAGAATCAAGTTGACTATTATAAATAATCTTATCTTTAATTTTTAACAAACAAACACATGTTTAAAAACATAACAGAATCATTTCATAATTACAAAGGATATATAATTAGATTAAGAGCTGCAACTAATAGTGGGTTTAGTTATTCTATTATTAAACATAAATCTAATTCTTCTAGTCCTAATGGTATTAAAAATATATATCTTAGAACTATTACATATAATTTTATATTAGCTGATGAATTATTACAAAAAGCTAAAGATTATATAGATAATTATTCTAATAAACTAGAAGAAAAATACTTAAAATCTTAACAAACATTTAAATAACAAATTTATGCCGCCAGAAGGATATTATGAAAGAAGAAATCAATCTTTATATGAGTTTTATATAAAGAAATTAGCTATTAAAACAGCTATTACAGAACAAAGAAAACAAATCTTTGAACATTATATTACTAAAAGTATAACATTTACTATTTGTAATAATTAAAAATATAAAAATCACTTGCTTGAAGATAAACAATAATTTAAACACCCAATAACTAGATAAATAATACAATTGAGGGGAGAAAATATTAGTGTATAGCAAGACTGTTAATCCAGTAGGAGACCAGCACACTTAATTGTTTATTTTTAAAACTTAAATAACAACAAACATGAAATTATTAATGTGTAATAATTGTTTAAGTGTATTTTCACTTACAGTTAATAAAGTAAAACAATGTGATTGTGGAGAAACTAAAGGTAAATATATTGATAAACTAAATGCTATTTATCAAGGTGATTGTACTTTAATAGGTTTTCATAATACATTATTTACTAAATCTCTTTCTAATATAGGAACAGATTTTACAGCATTTACAATTAAAAAAGATTGTAAAACTTTTCAACCTTCTAAGGAAGAATTACATGAATGTTTAACAATATTATCAACAATAAAATTATAATTAATTATGACAACATTTATAGTAATTTTATTATTTATCGTTTTATGCAGTTTGTGTAAACTTAAAGAAATTTAAGATATTGTGTATAGTACTCATAGGAATTAACTGAGTTAAGCAAAATAAGCCTAATAAATAAGCTGATACACAATTTATATATATATTTATTATAGATATATTAAATATTAGATTTTAAAACAATCATCTGATTTACAATTAAACAATAAGTATTACAGTTGAAAAAGTATTTATACTCAAGTAAATGTGTAATTGAAATAACTACAATCCTCAAGACACAGGGCTTAATTAAGTGTCGTGTATAAAGGTAAAACCTTTGCAGCTCCTACTGCTAAAATGATAGGTAGAAACAAGTGTAGTATTATCAACACAATCCAAAGTGTTTAGTTTAATGTAAATGTATTTTATTGTATAGCAGTATCGTGAGATCATGATTAAAGCTTTGACTACAATGTATAATATTACTCAATTGGAAGAGTACAGATGATTGTTTTTATTTTAATTAAAATAACAAAATAATTTAAAAAGAAATAACATGAAAAAAAATTTAACTAAAGAACAAATATGGTGGAATCAATTAGGAAGTGCTATTAAGTTAATATTTCAGAGACGGCATTATCCTGCTACTCATGTAGATTATTTAACTGAAGGTATGATTAATGATATATATCATAAAGAAAATTTAACAAACAAATAAAAAATGGAAAAATTACCTCCTCCAATTCCTTGTCATTACTATACAAATAGACAAGGAGATGTATTTATTACAAACTCATTATACATTGCTGTACTAAGAGCAAAAGCTCATGGTACTTCAGTATTTACTTACGAAAAATAATGATTTACTTAATCAATTTTATTATAATAGGAATAGCTATTCTTATAATAATAGGTATTTTGCTTTACCTCAGTAAGCAAGAAGAAAAAAGAGAGTATTTAAATGTACCTAAATATCATGATGATATAATTAAAGAAGAAAATTAAAAACAAATAAAACAATGTTTAAAAAACTAGCAATGATGTTTCCATTTACCTTTCTAGGTATGGATGCTAAGAGAGTTACACCTTTAACAAGGTTAGAAAGAAAAGAATCTAGAATTCAATTAGAGATTAAATCTCATATTGAAAAGAATAACAGATCTTTAGAAGATGAGTATAATCTCATTAAAGAAAAGAAATCTGTTCTTTCAAGAAGATGTAGAGAATTTATTATTAACCATTTTTCTAAATAACAAATTATGATTCTAACAATTATAGATAATGATAATACTTCTAAAGTATTAGTATATGATGACAAATCTGAATTTGTCAAACAATGTAATAAAGATAATGCTCATTTACAACATGCTGTAAAAGCTTTATCTCCTAATTACAAAAATTTTACAACTAAAGAAGTAAGTGGTGGAGCAGTAGTTAAACAGCATGTTAATATTGCTGAAAAATTACCTGTTAAAATGAGAGTTAAGAATAGTTCTCAAACTTCTAAAGAATTACAAGATAAATTTCATTCTTATTTCAGAGATCCTTCTTGGAGAGGATTATTAGGAAGTTTAACTATTAGATCACAACATTCATTTATTAGATTAAATTAAAATTATGGAGTTATCTATTTTAATAGAAATATTAGAAAAATCAATTGAGAAAAATGGAGAAAAACCATTAACTAATAAATGGTTACTTAATATTTTAAAACAAGCAGATAAACAAATTGAAAAAGAAGAAGCTGCTGCTGATTTTTATGCAAATGATCCTAATTGGGATTAAACTAACAAACAATAACTTTGAGGATGTGAAATTCAAGCATTTACAGTATAGCCTGTAATTTATCTTTTAATATTAGAGATATTTTATCTGTTTTAAACAAATAGATAGGTTTCTACTATATCAGTATTCCTTTATAAATACAGATTATTTTTAAATTAAAAAAACTTAAATAATTATTAAAATGGCAAAGCAAAATAAATTTATTACTTCTTTAACAGCTTCTAACAAAGAAATTAAAGCTGCTAGAGCTAAAATTGTATTTGAAGATGTTTCTGATGCAATGAATAATCAACTTTTATCTCTTAAAAAAGAAAAAAGAGAGTTGGAAAGAACTTTGATGAATTTATCTGATCTTTCAAGAGATTCTGAACTTTCATTAAAAGTTGTTAAAGACAATTTTAATGCTAAAGAATGGTTGGATCAAATTCAGGCTACTAAAGTTGCTTTAGAAATAAAAAGTGTAGAACTTAGAGTAGCTGAAGAAACAAATAAAGAGTGGTTTGCTGATGAAGCCTAAGATTTATTTATCTAAATCTAAAGCTGGTAATTTTGATGATATAGTAAAAGTAAAAACACTCCTTGGAAAATATGATTGCGAGATCTTAGAATTCCAAGGAGGAATTTACTCTACTGATAAATTATTAGCTTCAGAAATTTTAATAATTGTTCCACCTAAAAAAGATAAAATATATTCTGATTCTTGGTATATTGGTAAAGGTCAATACACTGAACTTGATGTATTTTATACTAAATATCCTTGTTCTCCTATATTAATATGGGATGGTTATAGTTTTTATGATTTATCAAGATTTACTGATGATGATAGTGATGATGAAAAATTACGAATTAATTGGCAAGATCATTGGGGAAATGTAATAGGTAGAAATAAAATGGATAATAGTGAATTTTCTGAATGTTTAGATTTAAAACTTAAACAAGAAATTAAATCTGAATCTATTATTAAAACTATTTCTAAAGAAAAAGAAGAAATTAGTGTAACTATTAAAACAAATATTAACTTACTAATCTGTTCTTAATTTAACAGATTATTTGGCCCTATCATCTAGCGATTAGGATGCTTCCCTTTCTAGGAAGTCACAACAGTTTGAATCTGTTTAGGGCTACAATATGCGGGGTTGTTGTAACTGGTAGCCAAGGAGGACTTAAAATTCTCTGTCTTAGGACGTAAGGGTTCAAATCCCTTACCCCGCACACATTTAAACAAATAATATTATGAATTTACAAGATGCAAAAGATTTTATATTTCATCAACATGATGTAGTATGTAATCAAAAATACAATAAAACTTTACCTTATTCTTTTCATTTAGATTGTGTATTAAAACAAGGAGAAAAGTTTAAACATCTTATCGAAGATGTTAAAGCTAGACCTGAAAATATGTATTCTAATGAAAGATTAAGAGATTGGGTATTAATAGGATGTTTAGGACATGATCTTATTGAAGATTCTAGAATGACTTATAATGATTGTAAAGATTTATTTATTAAATTATGGTGTAAAATACCAGGATTTTGGAAATTTACATTAAATGATAAATATATTATTCTTTATTTTTGGAGTGATATATTTAAAAGAAAATTTGATATATTTAAATTTAACGTAAAATAAACATTATAAGCCTCAAATGGTAAGTGTGGTGAAATCAGCAGACTGTAAATCTGTCGTCTTTAGACTATGTAGGTTCAATTCCTGCTTGAGGCACTAATTTTAAAATAAAGATTATATGGGGATGAAAGGTATTGATTGGCAAAAAAGAATAAACTAATAGGCAGTACAATGATAGTGAGTACTATAAAATAAATATCAAAAAACAAATGACAAAAACGAAAGTTTAGTTACAGATCAAGCTTGGCTTGCTTCTATGGGTTTAAGAAAAGTACAGAGTACAGTCCTTGAATTAGCATAGTAGAATAGCTAAATAGTTTGTTCAAACTTTAAATGAACTGGTGGATGTTGGAGAGAAATCTTCGGCCCTTTTTAGGTTACTATTTAGTAAAAATGTAACAAACAAAGCCTATATACAGTAATAATTAGTTTAACACTTATTGAGCAAGACCGCATTTCAATATGCGCATCTCCACTAAGTCTCTAATAATGAGACATTTAAAACTTTGTGTAAAAACACATGTTGGTTAAACTTTAAATAGAGTAGTTTATTTTAGACTACTCTATTTTTTTAAATGTAATTTCTTAAATAAATATATAACAAACATAAAATAGCAATATTTTTTAAATCTTAAATAAATAAAACAAATGACAAAAGTAAAACAAGCAGTAGCAGTAGCTAAACAATTTACAGTAGATGATGTACCTACATTATTAGCTAAAGTAACAGAACAAATAGCTTTTATTAAAAAAGATATTCCACCAACTCTTACAGCTACAGGAAACTTAGATGGATTTGGTGAAATAGCTAAAATTGAAACTGTAGAATCTTTAATTAAAGCTCACTCTTCAGTTGTATCTAAAGCTAAAGCTTATAGAGAATCTGCTGATGCTATTTTGCCTGAAGGTATTAAAAGACCAGCTTTATTAATTAATGGTCATTCAGAATCTGCTTGGGTAGAAGCTATTAAAGCTAGAGTATGTGTAGTTGCTAATCAAGCTCAACTTAAGAAACTTGAAGAAGTTAAAAGAACTCTTGAAGCTAATCTTTCTGCTGAAGCTAAATTAGCTAAAGATCTGGAAAATATAGCAAATATGTTATCTGATGAAAACTAAATCAAAGGAATATTTTAGAAACTATAAAGTTGGAGATATATTAATTCCTACAGGCGATTCTAAAACATTAGTAGGTTTTGATTTAACTAAAATTGTTGAATTAGAAGTGACTGTCGTCTATAGTTATGCAGCAACACTAAAATTAAAAAAATTATCAGATGAATGGATTAATAAAGGATATGATAATTTGTGGTCTTCTTATAGAGGTGATTCTTGGTTAATTGAGGGTACAGTAACTATATACAATTTTAGTGCATTAAATAAAAGTTTAAAGCATAAAGTTAAAGAGGATTCTTATACTATAGGATTTTAAAGATAAATAAGCATAGAACTAATAGTTCAAATTAAAAACAAATTAAAAAAAGTAAAACAAAGTAAAAATGACAAATCTAATTTTAAAAACAGCAGAAAGTGAAGTAAGAGTTGATAAAAATGGTAAAAACTATAAGTTAGTTACTTTTACAGAAGCTAAAATGATTCAAACTATGTTTGGTCCATTACCTGCACCAGCAGAACAATGTAAAAGTAGAGCTATTACTCAATATGAAGAAAGCTATCTTTCTACTGATACTAAGAAAGTTAAAGATTTGGGTTATGATGCTCCTATTTTTAATTCTAAAAACCCTCAAGCAGGAGGTTGGTTTATGGGATCAATTGAAAGTAGAAATGTAGAAGAGTATGAAATTCCTTCTGATGGAATTAGAAATGCTTCTTTCCCAACTACTTTTAGCACAGTTATTTTTGGAGATACTTCTTCTCCATCTTATGAAAGTCTTGTTAAAGCAGCATTTAAAAGTGCAGGACACCCAGTTGTAGAAAATACACATAAAATTCCTGTAATTACATCTGTTACAGCAGAGGCTACTCCTTCTGATTTAGTAGGAGCTTAAATTATTAAGAGGGTATAGAAATATACCCTCTTTTTTTCTTTAAATATAAAATAACAATGGAAAATAACATATATAAAAAACTAGTACCTAAAGGTATTCCTGAAGCATCTTTATCTGAGAAAATAGATCCAATTAGTGAACCTATTTGGAAACATAATATTAATGGTAAGATTACATACCAAAGATTCTCAGAAATGACTAATAATCAACTCAAATATGTGTTTGAGAATCTTTCATTAAGACTTTCTAATGCTTATAAACAATTACAAGTTTATATGATTAAAGCTGAGCAACTTCAAGAAGAAGCCAGCCTTAGAGATTTAGAACTTAAATTTAAAGAATTTGATGTTCTTTATGCAGAAAGAAATGCAACTCTTAAAAGATTTACAGATGCTGAATTATTTGTAGAATTTAAAAGAAGAGCATTAATTAATAATGACTTTTATGAGAATTCTTTTAAAGTTCAAACTGATATTCACAATATTAAAAAACAACAATTAATTAAACATTAAAACAAATGAAATTTTTAGATACAGAAGAACTTCCTTGGGGAGTATTATTTTTCTCAACAATGGTTGTTTTTATTTCAGCTATTTTTGTATTTAGTTTTTTAGATAAAACTACAACAGGTTATTCTCTTGCCACAGAATCAAGAGAAAATTTAGGACAAACACTTTTTGTTACTAAAGAAATTAAAAATTATCCTGACCAAAGTATTTTACTACCAGATACAATGAGTTATTGGGAAGCGGCTAGATTTGTAGATTCATTAAACAAAACAATTAAATAACAATGAAATTAGAAACCGCAGTAGCAGGATTTTTTACAGTAATAATTGCAACTTTACTTGCAGTATTATTAGTTATATATGGAGCATTTGCTTGGGCATTTGTAGCTAAATTATTTTATAGTTGGTTTATCCTTCCACAATTTAATTTTATGCCTTATTTAGGTATTAAAGCTTTTGCAGGAATTATGTTCTTTTTACAAGCATTATTTCCTAAATACTATCCAACACAAGTAAAGAAAGAGTTTAAAGAAGAATCTATAGGTTGGTATTATATAATAGTATCTCCTTGGGTTACTTTATTTTTTGTATGGTTACTTAAGATAATTATATTATGATTTATTTTATTTTAATACTTATAATCCTATATCTTTATGGTATAGGATTATATTTTATATATGAATTTTTAGCTGAAGGTAAATGGGAATGGAGTTTATTATTATGGCCAGTATTCTTTATATTAATGAGTAATTGGGATAATAATAAAGATAATTAAAATAAATAAACAATAAAATTATGTTTAGTAAATTAGCAAACTGGGTTACAAAATCTTCAGAAAAGTTTGAGAATACAATCTCAACAATACCTACATATAGTGTAGAAGAAATTCATGAAGCCTTTGATAAAGGTGAGCAAGAAGTTATAGATGAATGTACTAAAGTATTAGCGGAACTTAAGATTCCTACAGAAACTCAAATAGAAAAGAAAGCTGATTTGATGAGAAGTATAGGTTTTACTTCTTCTGAAACTGTAGAACAAGCTCAAATTCTTAAAGATAGAACTTTAAAGATTAAAGAAAAAAGAGATTCTAAAACAAAAATAGCTAATACTATTAATGAATTTAGAATATCTTATCCTAAAGAAAAGTTTATTACAGAAGATAAACTTAATGAGTTGTGTAAGAAATACAATCTTATGTATGCTCCTATTAAGAATTATATTAAAGATGTTCCTGAGAAGAATCTTTTAGATATTAAAAATAGGAAATTTTTAATAGATATTGATTTGCCTCCAATTAAAAAAGTAATAGAAGATATTACTTTTATGAACGGACATACAAAAGAATATGTAAATTTTGTAATAAAAAACTTAATTGGAAAAGAAGTAACATTTAATGAGCTTTTAGAAAAAAATATATCAAATTTAATAATAGAAGCTGGGTGGAGCAATAATGTATATTCTACTGGTAGTAATTATTGGTTTTATAAAGGTATTATAAAACAAATTGATAAATCTGGTTTATTTGTAGCTGCACCTAAATCTCATTTTAACTTAGAGGGTATTTCTAAAGAAAATGAGTATGGTTTTTTTGATGTTAAACATGTAGAAATTAAAGATCCTATTGTATTTGAGTTTTGCAAAAATAATTTAGTAAGAATAGTAACTAAATGGGGTACTGAAGATGATCAATCTTACTTAGATCCTATTGTGCAAAATCCTACAGATAATTAAAAATAAAACTAAGGGTTGGTGAAAGTAAACACACTACTATGAAATGTAGATACACTGTAGGTTCATATCCTACACCCTTAGCAATAACTAGTAATAGTTATATTAATCTAATTTCATAAAGTAATAGAAGTAGTTATATTAGCTACTTCTATTTTTATAAAACAACAAAACAATGAAAATAATATTACAAGATAGAATAATAGATGATTTTGCAATTCAAGAAGTTAGCACTTATAAAATATTTAAAAATGAATATGATTTAGGATTTTCTGTAAAACTTTACAATCAAGAAGACTTAATTTATTTTATTGTTTTTACTTCTCATGATAAAACATTAATAAAAGATTTATTTAAAGAAAAATTTGATAATCTTCCTAAATTTTTTACAGAAGATAAAATAGAAATGCTTAAGGATAAAATTAAAAGAGTAAAAGAATTACACTCTCAATTACTTAATTTTCTTTCTAATAATCAATCTGATATTCCTAAGTTTCAAATTTAGTTATTATTTAAATAATTAATTATATCTTTGTGTCTTAAAACAAATAAGACACATGAACAGACAAGAAGTATTTAATTACAAAGATTATTTAACTAATTTTATTAATAATAAATATGAGTTCTTTACTTTCATTTTTAATGATGATAAAGTTGATAATCATGAACTTAAACAAAGAAAAGAAGATTTTATATCAGACATTCTTCTAAAAGCTTATGATAAATTTGAACTCTTTAATAAAGATAAATCTAAATTAGGTTCGTGGTTATGTAATTTAGCTAAACATAATTATATAGATTTACAAAGACACGAAAAAGTTAAACTAAAACATGTACAACACATGATTTATACTAAACAAATAGAATGAAAAATAAACAAACAGAAGATAAATCAAAATTAACTTCTGCTCCTAAAGAATATAAAGGTAATAATTATCCTAATACAATTAAGGATTGTCCTGGTTATGAAGGATATATACCTGAAAATTTAGGACATGAGGTTTGTAAACATTGTGGAAATATACATTATTATCATTAATCTATGAAACCTAAAGATAATTTTGAACCAATAGTTAAAAAGAAAGTTCCTAAACTTAAGAAAGAAAAAGCTTACTCTGATAAGAAATTAAATAAACCAAAAAGAAAAGACAAATGGGAATATTAGCACTTATTTATATATTTTATGTTATACCTATTATAGGTATAGGAATGCAGTCTAAATTAATGGGTATGAATTTTTGTTGGATGTGGCCTGAAGCTTTAATACCTTTTTTTAATATTTTTATATTTATAGAACGTTTTGATCAATGATATATAAACTATTATTTAAACTAATAGAAAAATACTTTATTTGGCGCAGTTTACATCAAATATATGTAAGAAAACCTTATATTACTAAAATAGATAATAAACTTAAAGTAAATAGAGGTTATAAACAATTTAAACAATTAAATAGAAAACAATTTCAAGACAACAGTTTATGAAAAATTTAACAATAACAGAATTACTAGGAATAGGATTCTTTTTAGGAGTAGTAACAACTATATTATTTATATTGTTTATTAATCCTAAAGCTAATGAACCTTGTATTAATGAAACAATAACAGATACTGTTTATGTAGATACTATTAAAATAAAAGCTACATATTATAATCCTGTTAAAGAACAAACAGATAATTCACCTTTAATAACTTCAGATGGTACTATTCTTAATAAAAATAGTAAGTCTATTGCTGTTAGTAGAGACTTGCTTAAGTCTCATCCTTATGGATCTAAAATATTCATTATTAAACCTAAAAATATTGCTGGAATATATACTGTTAATGACTGTCTAAACAAAAGATACAAACAGCAAATAGACATTATGGTGTGGAAAGGTAAAATAAATGTAGACAGTGTAATCTTTATTAAAGTATGAAAGAATTTTCAAAAGAAGGACATTGTAAATCTACAGATAGTAGATTATTCCATCATTTAGCAAATACTTTAAAATTAGAGCAAAGTTCTAAATTTGCTAAACATGAAGCAATAGGTATAAGTTGGGGTAAAGGTAGGTTTTGGTATATAAAATACAGAGGTACTTCACAAGAATATCAATTACAAGAATTATTAGATATTATTAATAATAAACCAATGGAAGTAAAACAAGAATCATTAGTAGGACGATGGTTTAAAGCTTTAGTAAATTATGATGCAGAATCTGCTGGTGTTATTAAAGGTAATTATTATCAAATCACAAGAGAAAAAAGTGGTTTTGATATGTATGATTTTTACTTTAATACTGAGAAAATTAAAGGTATGGGATTAAGTAAAAAATATACTCAAAACTATGAATTAATGCCTCCAGATTTTAATCCTAATGAAGTTAAATCTTTAATTAAGACTGATTGGAAAGTAGGTGATGCTTTTGAAGTTACAGAAAATAGACCAAATTGTTCTAACTTAGTAACTAATAAAGTTTATTATGTTTATTCAGTAGGTGATGTTAGTGTAACAACTAGTTTAACTAAAGGAGGTAAACTAGAACCTGTGTGTGGAGTTAGTTTTGAATTTATGAAACCTGTAGAAGTTAAACCTAAAGAATTAGCTAAAGAAGAGTTATTAAAAATAGCTAAAGAGAAATATCCTGTTGGTTGCACAGTAGATCAAAGAACTGCTTATGATAAACAAGAATCTAGAAAAGCCTTACCTCATGAAATACCTAGTAATGAAAAATTACCTGAAAAGTGGTGTGTTTGTCCTAAAACAGCAGATAATCTTAAAATATTAATTAAATATTTCAAGAATTTTCATAATTATGAAATTACTTGGGAAGATAATTCTTATTCTTGCGATGGTAAATATGCCACACATTTAGAAGAGCATATTAAACAAGGTTATACAGAAATAACTTTTGATCAGTTCAAAAGATTAGTACTTAAAGAATCTATTACTAATAATCCTTGTGAAGAAATATTAATAGAAAAACATACAGAAACATGGGAAATAAAACCATTTTTTCCATATTATCCACAAAATTATGAAGAATCTTCACTTACATTTGCTCCTGCAAATGAAGATAAACAAACAAATAGCATAGTCTTATGGACACCTCCTAAAGGTACAGAGGAGATTAAACAATTTGTACCATTAACAATCAAACAAATTAAAAAAACAATCTTATGTCAAAAGTAACAATCAATAAATTTGTAGCAGCTAATGTAGCAAAAGCAGACAAAACTCCTAAAGCTATCATTCAAGAAAAAGCTGAAGATTTTGTTGAAGTAGCAACTTCAGAAATTAATGTACAACTAGCTAATTCTCAAGCAGAATTGGTAAGAGCTAATTCTCAAGTTAAATCTGCAGAGAGAGCATTAGTAAGTGCTAATAAAGCATTGGAAGCAGCTAGATTGGATCTTCCAGCTAATTCTAATTTCTCAACATGGTTAAGTAATGTAGAATCAGCTAAACAAGCTGTATGGAATGCAGAACAAACAGTAGCTAGAGCTAAAGATCAAGTAGATATGGTAAATGCTCAAATTGCTTCATGGGAAGATTATGCAGCTATTTTTGCATAATAATTAAAATGTATATAGGGGAATATTTTATTCCCCTATATTTTAAACACAAAAACAATGAAATCAATATATACACTACTATTTCTATTTATTACTATTTTAGGTTATACTCAACCTAATAAAATTATTAAGAAATTTAACCTTAAAGAAAAGAAATTAAACTTAGTAATAAATAATGGAACAATTGAAAAAATATCTTTACCTAGAGTTTACTCAGGTAAATGGGGAACTATTACTTATACAAGTGATAAACAAACAGTAGGATTTACAATAGATTCTGTTACTTTAGATACTACTTATTATAATCTTAAAGTAAAAAGTAATAAAAATGGTATGAGAGAAGCCCCTATGGTTCCTCCAAGTCATAATGATGCTATTGAACCTCCTTTAGATTTACTTAATAAAGAAGCTCCCTCTCAAATGAGAGCACTTAGTAGTGCAGTAGCTCCTTTAAAAAAGTTTGAACACTATTATGTAGTAGATTATTGGACAAAGAAAAATGATTTTTCGGATAATTCTAATTTAGTAATAGATTGGATAGTATTACTTCATACAACTAGTATGGAGTTTTCTAAAGCTGGAGGTCAAGATATTGAATGTCCTATTGTAGGAATTCATATTTATCCTAATTTTCAAAATCCTATAGATTCTATGTGGGATGATACTAGGTATCAAACTGGAATTAAAACACAATATATCCTATATAAAATAGCTAATCTATTTTGGCAAGCAGGCGGTAATATAACTGGTCATGTAACTACTAGAAGATTATCTGCTGGAGGATTAGCTTATAGAAATCCTACTTTAACTAGAGCTGCTGCAGCTTTTGTATTAAATTGTAGTAGATTAGATGCTACTACAGGATTAGCTTATACTTTTGGTAAAGGAGCTTTACCACATGAATCTTTAGGACATGGTTTAGGATTGCCTCATACTTTTGTTTGTAATTTTTATACAAATAGAACAGGAGCTTTTGAAAAAGTAGATTCTTCTTATAATGAAGGTAGTTGTACTACTCCTATTAAACCTAGCCTAAATGGAGATATTTTATCTTATCAACATCTACTTTCTTTTCAAGGTGGTAGAATTACGCCTAGATGGAACTTACAGTCATTAAATAATTCATGGATTAATTTAGCTAATACTTCTAATATAACAGGAAGTTGGCTAGGAGGTTCTACTTTAACAGTAGATTCTCTTATGTATAAAAGAAATACATATAAATTAACAATTAAAGTACCTGCTAATATGAATGGTACAAAATATGAATTATATGAAAACAATTCATTAGTTTTAACTATAGCTTTAACTCAAAGTCAGTTAAATAGAGTAATTACTTATACAAAACCTAATGGTAATTATTATTATGTAGGAAAACTAATTAATGACAGACAAATTCATCCAGCAGGAGGTTTTACAGTAAGAATAAATACAAATACAAACCCTGTATGTATTCCAACATATTCTAATTGGAGTAATTGTGTAAATAATATTCAAACAAGAACTGTAACTAATAATTGCTCAGCTCCTTTAGATAGTACAACAAGAACTTGTAATGTAGCAATTCCTACAGTAAGTGTTTATCAAAAAGTCAATGGTCTTTGGTATATCAATTTTACAAGCTTAACTAATTCATCTATTTCAACTACTGTAAGTAGATTTACTAATACATCTTGTTCAACAATTGCTGCAACAGGTAGTAGAACTAGTCCTATAATTAGAGTAGGAAATAATGAGTATTTAATGAGTCCTCAACCTGATCCTGGAGCTGGTGTTATAGGTACATTTTGTTATAGAGCTAATGTTACTCAAAATGGAGTAACATATTTTTCTAATAACTTTATGATAGTTAAAACTAAGTAGTTTATTAAAATTGTGTATAAGGCTAGTAGAAATACTAGCCTTTTTTTTATTTTATAATAATATGAGAATTAAAACTAATATAACTTGTTTAAAAGATTTAGAAGATGATCCATTAGAACATTTACCTAAGTTTGAAAGTAGAAAAGAATATCTTACTAGGGTTCATGGTAATATGTGGGATTTACCTAAATTTGATCATTCATGGTATTGGAAATTACCTCTCCAAAAGAAACTTAGATATATTATTAATAATAACATCGGTAAATCTTATGATTTAACTTTTTCATATTGTTGTAAAAAATTAAAGTATTATGATTTAAGAGAAGATTTTACTCATTATTTCAAACCTTATTATTACTATTATAGAGGATTTCATAACATGAATGATTATTTAGTTGATGATGATGGTTTAATTCAGCTTAATCCTGATAGAAGACATAGATATTCTAATAAAAATTGGAAGAAAATTGATCCACAAAGTCATTATGAAAAACAAGATATGATTAGAAAATCTAACAGATTACATAAATATTTAAAATCTCAAATAGATTATAAAGCTATTTTAAAACAAAGAAAAAATGAACAAAGAATTAATAAAACAATTAGCTAATGGTGAAGTAGCTGTTAAGAATGATGGTACAAAAGATGAATTAAATAAAGTACTTAAAGAAGCTTTTCATCAAGGAAAAAATGCAGTTGCTACTTTTAAGTATTATTTTAAACATTGGAATACTTATTATGAATGGAATTGTACAGATTTTACAAATTTACCATCTTATTCAGTAAAAGAATTTCTAAAAGAAGAATTTGTATTACCTAAGAAATGGTGTGTGTATGCTAATGAGGATAATATAGATGTTATTGCTAATTTTTATAATACAGCTAATAGAAAATTTAAAATAAATACTTATAATAAAGGTTATGTAAATAGATATTTTGCTTCACATAATTTAACTGGTGGACAATCTATATTAAGCGAAGAACCAGCAAGTAATTATTCTTACCAAAATAAAAAAGAAAATCCTGATTATACAGAAATAACATTTGAACAGTTTAAGAATTACGTTTTAAAAGAAGAAACAATGGAAAATAAAAAGATTATAGGTTATAAAGTACCTTGTGATATTAATCAGTGGATTAAAAAAGGAGATATATTAACAAAGCATACATCAAGTAATTATTGTAAAAAAGAAAATCAAGGTAGAGGTTCTGAAAAATATTTATCAGGTGAATTAGTAGAACAATGGGAACCAGTATATGAAGAAGTAAAAACATTACCTGTCATTAATGGTTACAAAGGTGAAATTAAAGGTGGTTATCTTGAATATGGTTGTGCTAAATTTGTAATATCTGCTATAAAAGAATTGTATAAAACTCTTAAAACCTTTAATAATACTCAAAGTAATGCAGGTTTTGATAGAAAAGTTCATTATATAACACTTACCAGTGATGTTAAAATAACTACAAGTGATTTAGAACAAATAGTTAAATATTTAGATGCAAAAGGTTTATAACAGTTTAAAAGCAATAGAGGGAGTAGTATATGATATACTCCCTCCACGTCTTAATCATTTGGTAGATTGTTTTAAATTAGAATTTAAGTTATCTAGTAATAATTGGAATGAACTAAACTCTATATTTAAAGATGAAAATAGTGTTTTAGTGTTAGGTAAAAGAAATATTAAATATTATATATCTAAAGCTACTATAGAAGAAGAAATAGAATATTTAACAACTCTCTTAGATCCTTACTATGAACATTCAGATAATCACACTGAATGGAAATATCAAATAGAATTAAGAGAAAAAATAAATAATTTAAAAACTCAATTATGATTGATAATTATTGGGGATTAAATATACCTAAAGCTGAAGAAAAATATAATGCTAAATATATAGGAGATTTTAGTATTACTAATGATACTCCTATTGCTGTATTTTATGTTGAAAATCCTGATACTTCTAAAGGACATAGTAATTATTTTGGATTATATGGTATTATATTACAATTAGAACCAGATATTCAATACCAATGGATGATTTGTAATGCTATAGGTGTTTTAAATAAAACTTATCCTGCTAATAAATTACCTAATGGTGAGTTATTAATATCTACATACCCACATGATTATAAAACTAAAGAATTGGATGGAATAGAATATATGATAGATGGAGGTAATGCTGGTTATACTAGATACTCACCATTAAACGCTAATATTGTACAAGTTAAAGTAATTAAAGATAAATTAATAGAAATATGAGAACTAATGTAGATAATTTAGCAGAAGATTATGCTTTAGAAAAACATCCTGAGTATTTATTAGAACTTTCTGACTCAACTTTTGATGATTCAAATGAGGAAATTTACAAAGAATGTAAAGAATCTTTTAAAGCAGGCTTTGAGAAGTGTTTTGAGTTGGGTAAACCTCTCTTTAAGAGAGCAATAGAAGACTTTAAATCAGAGTATGGTGATAATGAAGATTATAAATATACTTATGAGAAGATTGAAAAGTTTTTAGAAAAATATAAAGGAGATTAATTTCTCCTTTTAAACATAACATAAATATGAATAGAAATATTTGGGTATATGATATTGAGACAATTAAATCAATTTTCACATACACAGCAATAAATGTAGATACAGAAGAAATAGTTAAATATGTAATACATAAAGATAGAGATGATAGAAATGAGTTAATAGATCATTTAAAAGAATGTAAATGGGGAGTAGGGTTTAATAATCTTTCATTTGATTACCCAATTATACATTGTTTTTTAAATGAAGGATATTATAGCTATGGAACTTCTGAAGAATTAATTAATATTTTGTATAATAAAGCTCAAGAATTAGTTAGTACTCAAAATAATGATAATAGATTGGAATTAATTATTAAAACTAAAGATGAGTTAATTAGACAACTTGATTTATTTAAGGTATGGCATTATGATAATAAAGCTAGAATAACTAGTTTAAAAGCTCTTGAGATTAGTATGAATTATCCTAATGTTCAAGATATGCCTATATCTCATAATAAAGATGATGTTAAATTAGAAGAAATAAATGAGATATTAGATTATAACTTAAATGATGTATTAGCTACTTATCAATTTTATAAAAAATCTAAAGATAAAATATCTTTAAGAAAATCTCTTACTGAAAAATTTGATTTACAATGTATTAATTATTCAGATAGTAAAATAGGTGAAAGTTTAGTATTAAAACTTTATTGTGATGCTACTGAATCTAATCTTTGGGAAACTAAAAAATTAAAAACTCATAGATCTTCTATTAATTTAAATGAATGTATTTTACCTTGGATTAAATTTGAAACCAAACCTTTTCAAGATCTTTTAAATAAATTTAAAAGTAAAACTATTACTGAAACTAAAGGAGCTGTTGAGGAGTTTGTTATATATAAAGGATTTAAGTATGTATATGGACTAGGTGGAATTCATGGTTGTATATCTTCTGGATTATATGAAGCTGATAATGATTATATTATTATAGATGCAGATGTAGGATCATTATATCCTAATTTAGCTATTACTAATAGATTTTATCCTGAACATTTAGGAGAAGAATTTATAAATGTTTATAAGTTAATTATAGACATGAGAATGAAAGCTAAGAAAGAAAAGAATATGACTTTATCTGATGGTCTTAAGTTGGCTGCTAATACTGTTTATGGTAAATCTAATGAAGTATTTAGCTTTTTATATGATCCTAAATTTACTATGTCTATTACTCTTAATGGTCAGTTATTATTAACTCTTTTAGCTGAAAGATTAGTTAATAAAATTCCACAACTAACTGTATTACAGATAAATACAGATGGTGTAACTATTAAATTTCCTAAAAAACATGTAGAATTATATAATTTTATATGTCATGAATGGGAACAAGAAACTAAGTTAAATTTAGAGTATGTTGAATATTCTAAAATGTGGATAGGAGATGTAAATAATTATGGAGCTTTATCTGTTGATGGTAAAATTAAAAATAAAGGTAGATTTGAAGTAGATAAATTTGTAGGTTCAGAACCTGCTTATCATAAAGATAATAGCTTCAGAATAGTACCTCTAGCACTCTCAAAATACTTTGTTGAAGGAATACCTATTGAGGAAACAATTAACTCTCATAGAGATATATATGACTTCTGCGGAAGACAAAAGTTTAATCATCATTCTTATGGTGAAACTAATGAAATAGCTTATGATAGTAATAATAATCCTTATAATTTAATAATTAAACAACAAAAGAATACTAGATATTATATTGCTAATTCTGGTAAAACATTTGTTAAACAATATACTAAAGGTACTTCTGAGATTATTAATAAAGGTTATCAAGTAGAAATATTTAATAACTTTATAGACAAACCTTGGGAAGATTATAAAGTGGATTTATCCTTTTATATTAAAGAATCACAAAAAGAACTAAATAATATATTACCTAAACAATATAAATTATTTGAATAATATGAGTTTTATAAACAATTTTAAAAAAGTAATTTATTATTTATCTCCTTGGTTAGGAGATTATGATGAAGAAAATAGTAGTTGTGTATTATATAATGTAGATAATAAAGAGTATTTACATAAGGAAATTAAAGCAAGTTTATTTCAAATTACTAAAAGTTTTCAATATATAATTCTCTCACCTAAAGAAGAAAGAACAAATGTTAAAATATTAGATATAGATATATGATTTGGGATAAAAATAAATTTGAAGATTGGGTTGAAGGAGATCCAGAAGAAGATAAATATTTATATCAACAACTTCAAGGTTATTTTAATTTACTTAAAGAAGAAACAGGTGGTGTTATGTATTTAAGATCAAAAGATAATAATAAAGATATTATTAGAGTTAAACCTGTTAAAAATAGAATAAGTTATATATTCTAAAATACATATTAAATAGCATAAGTTTATCTCATACTATTTATTTATAAACATACATTAGAAATAATGAAAAAACATAGAACTAAGCTTCTAGGTACTAGTTCTTATACATCTAAACATGATTTAATTGTTAATATGTATAGACGTGCAAGGAATAGAAGCATCAAAAAAAACATAGAATTTAATATAGAACTATCTGATATTCAGATTCCTGGATTATGTCCTCTATTAAAAGTTCCATTAGTATCTTCTTCAAGATATAGTGCATCTTTAGATAGAAAAGATAATACTAAAGGATATATTAAGGGTAATATTGCTGTTATTAGTACCTGTGCTAATAATATAAAAGCAGATGCTTCTTATGAAGAGTTAATAACATTTAGTAGAAACATTAAAAAATATTTAAAACAATGAATGAAATTTTTGATGAAGTAAAATGTGAAGAATTATATGATACTTATCATGAAGAAGAGCTTGCTTGGCTACAAGAAGCTGAAGAATTAAATAAAGAATTATTAGAATTATGCTAGAATATAAATTTAAATTAGCAATAGGAGATTGGTCTAAAGATGGTCATAATCAATCCCAAGATATTATTTTACAAAGTAATTATCCTGTAGAAAAAGTTAGACAAGCTTATAAAGATAGTTGTAAACTAACAGGAATAGCTTTTAACGATAATGAAGATTATACAGGATTAAATCTTAAGTACGATCATCCAGAAAATGATGATAGGCATATAGCTACTGAATATGAAGAAAGTAGAATTTCTGAATTAGCAGAAGATATTCTTATATCTCATGGTATAAATCTAAGAGCATATCTAAATAGTTTAAAATATTATGAATTTGAAGAAGATGAAGAATTATATCTTGAGTTTGACACATTTGTATATTTATTACTACAATTTATAGGTTTATCTTTAGATAATTTTGAATATAAAATAGTAGAAGATGAATTACCTTATTTAAATGGTTATTGGAATAAAGATCTAAATGTACAATTTGGATATGGATTATTTAGTTAATAATGATTTCTAAAAATGAATTACAAGCAGACATAGTAGAACTGTTTTTAAAACAAAAACAAGGTTATTTTATAGGTGCTGGAGGTTTAGGAAAAACCACTACTGCAATAAAATGTATAAAAGCATTACCAGATAATTTATTAGTACATATTATTGTACCAAGAATATCATTAAAGTTACAATGGGAAGAAGAATTAGTTAAATGGGAAGTTAAGAATGCAATAGTATATGTAATTAACACTTACACTATGAGTACATCTATGATTTCTGATTTTTTAATAATTGATGAGTGCCACCTGGCTATCAATGAGTTAGCTAAAGTATTTAATAAATGTTTACATGCTAGTACTTTTACTTATTTTTTAGGTTTAACAGCAACTCTTAATGAAGAACATGCTACTACCTTTCATACTAAGAATATATTCTGTATAAAAGAAGTTACATTTAAAGAAGCTTTACTTAATAAATGGGTTAGCCCAGTACAAGAGTATAATAGATTTTTAGATTTTACCCCAGAAGAACAGAAGTTGTATGATAAAGCTAATGAAAGCTGTGAAAAGTACTTCAATTTTTTTCATAGAAACTTTAATGATGTAATGAATGCTTTAAGTAATCCTGATTTTAGAAAAGAATATGCTAGAAAAAGAAACTTAGAAGAAGCTATTATTGGTAGAAATGCTGTAAATTTTAATAGGTTTTTAAAAGCTAGGAAAGATTTAATATTTAATGCTGAAAATAAAGTAATCCAAACTGTTGATATTTGTAATCATTATAATGAAAAAACAATTATATTTAGTGAATCTACTAAATTTGTAGATATTGTACATTCTAAATTAGCTAATTCTCTACCTTATCATAGTAATTTAAATGATAAAGATAAAAAGAATAACTTAGAATTGTTTTTAAAAGATAGAATACAGATATTAGTTGCTTGTAAAGCAGCAGACCAAGGGGTAAATAAGCCCTCTGCTAGTTTAGGTATTATTGCTAGTGGTACAAGTAACCCAAATACCCAAATGCAACGTATTTTTAGATTCAGCAGGTATGTAGAGAGTAAACAATCTAGGGTATTTAACCTAGTTATGAAGAATTCTCAGGAATTATCATGGCTGAAGGCTAGACAAAAAAATTCAGATAGACCTATTATAATTTAATATTTTTGTGTTATCTTTGTTAAATGCAAAGAAAAACACATAATCAAGTTATAAAAGAAATAGAAGCTCTATACTCTGATATATAAATATTAGATGAATATAAAGGTACACATACTCATTTACACGTTAAAACTAAATATGGTATTTGTTTAACTACTCCTCATAATTTATTAGCTGGTAGAACTCCTACTATTAAAACAGCAATTAATCCTACTGGATATTGCAAAAATCAATTTAAGGAAGTACACGGAGATAAATATGATTACAGTTTAATTGATTATGTTAAATCCAGATTAAAAATTAAAATAATATGTAAAACTCATGGTGAATTTGAACAAACAGCACATGGGCATTTATCAGGTCAAGGTTGTAGAAAATGTTTTGAAGAATCTAGAGAGGGTAGTTGGTCTTATAGTTTATGGGAAAAAGCAGGCAAAGAATCTAAAAACTTTACTGGTTTTAAAATGTACATTATAAAATGTTTTAATGAAGGTGAAGAATTCTATAAAATAGGAAAAACTTTTAAAGATGTTGAAGCCAGATTTAAAAATAAAGAAAAAATGCCTTATATGTGGGAGATTATAAAAGTAATACATGGTAATGCTTTACAGATTTCAGAATTAGAAAATAAACTACAACAATTAAATAAAGAATTCAAATACATACCTAAAATTGATTTTGGTGGTAAATATGAATGCTTTAGCAAAGTAGAACACATAGTCTAAATAAAAAGATAAAACTAATGATGTAAACAATGAATATAAGATTAAAGAAAGACATAGTGTAGAAAGATAAAATTAAACAATCTTATAAATAAAAATGATAGATATAAATGCAATTGTAGATATGTCAAAAGATCTTGATATATCTATGGAAGAAGTATGTTATTTAAATATACTTCATAAAAGAGATATAACATCTCTTTTTAAATATGTTTTCTTTGCTCCAGAAACAATAGAAGGTAAAGAAAGTAAAGTTAGACATAGAAAAATAGAAGAAATAGGTAAACCTATTAGAATAGGGGCTACTACTTATGTACAAGGGGATAGAGCTAAAAGAGCTATAGGTTCAGATATGATTGATAATCTCCTTACTAAAGGATATATTAAGCCTTATGCTGTTCAAAATGCCCCACTCTTTGATCCTACTAATTATGAAATAACTCAAACTATTGAGAAATATTTTCTATTTAATACAGATGAATGTATTGAACAACTTGTAGAAGTTTATCCAAAATCTATTATGATAAATGGTAAACAAATACCTTTACTTTTACTAGATCATGATTTAATGGGAGAAGTATATGCTAAGAGTATTAATCATTCTCTTAAAAAACATAAAGAAATATTATCTTTAATAAGTAATAACTCTGATAATATTAACTTTAAGTTAGAGAATTTTATTAGAGGTAGAATGTGGAAAGATTTAAGTGTTAATACTCCTAAAGTAGAGAAAGTAGAAGCTATATGAGTTTAAAAAATAGAATTCAAGAAGGGTTAGAAGGTAAATTTACAGGTTTAAATAATGGTTTTGATAGAATAAATGATTATATATTTGGTGTTCAAAGAAAATCTATAACTCTTATAGGAGGACAATCTGGTACTTTTAAAACTACATTACTTGATTTTATTATTTTAAATGCGTTAGAAGATGCTGAACAAAAGAATATACCATTTACTCTTATATATAATAGTTTTGAGATTGATAAATTAACTAAACAATGTAATTGGCTATCTGTACATATCTTTAAAAAATATGGAGTAATAGTTTCTCCTGAGAAGATTAAAGGTTTTGGTAATAATAGATTAACTGCTGAAGAACAAATTTTAGTTAATAATGAAATTGAATATGTAGAATCTCTTTTTAATAAAATTAAATGGAATTTTCACAGCATTAATCCTACTGGACTTTATAAACAATGTTGGGATTTAATGTTAACTAAAGGTAAGCTTATTAAAGAACCTTATATAGATTCTGAAGGAAAGCAGGAAGAAAGAATAGTATCTTTTCAAGCTAATAATCCTGATGAATATGTAGGCATGGTTACAGATCACTTAGCACTTATATCTAAAGAAAGAGGCTACTCTACTAAAGAAAATATAGATAAATATTCTGAATATGAAATTAATCTTAAGAATTTATTTGGTATGTTTTTTATAGATCTTCAACAGTTTAATCAAAGTATATCTTCTGTAGAAAGAGCTAAATTTAAAGGAGTAGATTTATCACCACAACAATCTGATTATAAGGATTCAACAAATCCTTATCAAAATTCAGATTTAGTTTTAGGAATTATGGCTCCATTTAAATTAGATATGAGTACTTGTTTAGGTTATGATATTAATATACTTAAATCTAAAATGATTATGTTAAAGATTATTAAGAATAGAATGTCTAAAGATAATATAGCAATAGGGTTATTAGCATTACCTGAGTACGGTAGTTTTAAAGAATTACCCAAAGTGGGAACACCAGAATTACAAATAATATATGATTCAATAGTATGAAAGTAGAAATTAAAAAAGGTATATTTAATGAAGATAATAAAGATTTTTTCTCATTTTATTTTTTGCCCACAATAAGATTTGATAGATGGTGGAAAGGAGAATATTGTTTGTTCCTAGCTTTTTTATTTTGGGAAATATGGATAACTAATAAAGAATATGATAGTTTATGAGAGAAATAGAAAAATTAAAAATAAAATAAGTATGGCAGAATTAGATAAATTAGAAGAGCAAATTAAACAAAT